GATTTTGTTGATGGTCTTCTCACTGATACCGCACCGCATATCACGGCGCAGGATAGGAGCAAGGAACAGATTCCATTCGTCACTGTCAAACTTGAGTGACAGACCAAGAATGGCATCCCGAGCCGCATTACCAGTCAACTGACGGATCATCAGGTTGGTAAGCAGGTCTTCAAACTCCTCATACGGATTAGGTGCACCAGTGATGCTCTCCGTTGACGGTATCTGCTTCACACCAAAAGTGATATACGGATTATAACAGATCCGCAGACCGTTGAGGAAAATATGGTCCTTTGCAGCCAGGGCCCGCATAAGAACATCTTCCTTATGCAGGCGGCTGTCGGACTCGTTTAGTTGTTCAATCCACTTATGCTTCATGGGGAAACTTCAATCCAAAGAGTTCAATCATAACATCACGGACGCCTTCACGGTCGACCGAATCTAGTGCGAGGTTCTCATAACCAACGCGCTTGGCGTAAATGTCGAAGGCATCAACAATCTGGCGCGAGGTAGCACCCATATCGTAAAGACCACCATCGGCATAAAAGTCACCGACATAAGCCAAGAAATCACAAATCTGGCTCACAACGCCCTGGATATTCAGACCAACAGGTTCGACTCGCATAACTATCTCCTTTTCACTCTATATTCTTACAATAGCAGATTCGTAGGAAATGTCAAGCGGTTTCTGTCAATAGACCCCAGCCGCGATCAAGATACTTCTCTACCCGAAACGGCTTCGGTGTGCCCTTGAAATTAGGGTTCTTGATAATCTGCTTACGCTTGATGGAGTCCAGTTGCTGAGGACTGACCCGCAATTCATCCTTGTTGTAGTCATAGTATGGCATACAATGGACAAAATCGAAATACTTGCGGTGATTGGCCGTAGCCATGATGATCATCTGGAGACCACATTTGAATGTCACCGCATTAGCGGTAACCAACTTGCCATCAATCTGTGTCTGCTTGAAGTATGGTCCAGCGTCCTTGACATGATCCATCATCATGCTGTTGGGACTGGTATTATATACAAGAGCCTGAAAATTGGACATCATATTACTATCGTTGAAATAGAAGTCCCAGTCCTTAGGCTCTTCATGATGCCACAGGGAGGCAAATGCCCCACCTGTGATAATACCGTCTTTCAAATATTGAGTGACATGCTTAGGAAGTTGGTCATCAAACAATTCAAGGCGATTACGGATGAGCCTCTTGATGGCGCCGATCTTCGTTACATCTTCATTAGAGAAAGCCATGATCAATCCGTGGGATAAGGCAGGCGATGCGGCCCGTTGACAAAATCACGGGCGAAGTCAAGAGCCGCGTCTTCGGTGTAGAACGACCGAGTATCGATCCACTCGTTGTTCTCCCAGTATCGAACAACATACGAGGTACGCCAAGTACCATTGCCCTGCTTGTCTTCTACCTCTTCGTTCCACACGATTGCGGTGCGATCCTCGACCGACCAGGTGTCGAGGAGTTCACCCCAACCATCGAGTCGGTTAATCTGATCAAGTGTTTCTTCCACAGTATACATTATGCTACCTTCTTGTAAGGCTTGTCCCACTGACCAGCGTTGACGTTGACGTACCAACCAACATCGAAGTAATCGATCATGGCGTTGCTGTTATCATGGTTGCCATCGTTCATAGCAGCCTTGATTTCCTGAAGGAAGGCAAGTTCCTTGCCCTGATAGTTATCAGCAAGCCAATACATATTGACCTGACTGTAACCACGCTCAGGATCAGCGAGGTCAAGAGGACCTTCTTTAAGGTTGAGAACCAGGGTGCTGTAGTTGCGAACCGCAAGCGACCCCTTCATACCATACTTCTTGAGGATCGACTTGATCTTCGGGGCCAGACGGGCCTTCTCACTCTGACACATATAAGCCATAACAAATCACCTTTCTCACTGACTACTTTTATAATATACTCGATTCGCGACCAAATGTCAAGCGATTATTTCGTAGCGGCAAAAGCCCCAGCAGCAAGGGCAGCAGGAGCAACGGGCATCGCCAGAACTTCTTCGACAGGAAACAACTTCATGACCCCATCGGGCTTGACCAGCCAGACCTTCTCGCGGGGTTCAACGTACCACACCCGAACAGGGAGTTCTTCGTGGATCACAACGAGGTCGAGGGCAACTTGGAGCATTTCGAATCACTTTCTCTCACTGACTACTTTCTAAATGTAGCAGATTCGACCGAAATGTCAAGCGGTTATTTTTGGTGAGCGGCGTCTTCTCTCTTGCCGATAGGATTACGAACTTCCGACTGGGCAATCTTACGAATGTGCTTGTGGACCTGGTGCAGGGCATGTTCGTCTGCATGGTCATTGTCCACAATATGCATGTGTTCGCGACCGAAGTGCTTCTGGAAGTGACCGAGGTTACTTTGAACCTGACGGTGCATCTTTTCTACTTCATGTGTGGGCAGCGAACGTTCGCGCTGGGCATTGCGCTTCTGGGCTGTTTCCAGTGAGGTGTTTACGAATACCATGTGTGTATCGTAGCCCATCTTACGGAGACGCTCTGAGTGGCGCTTGATCTTCTCTGGGTCTTTACCGGTGCCATCAATAACCATGCCGAGGCGACCCTTGGTGTAGTGGTGTTCACGCTTCTTAGTTAGTTCCTTGGCATGGGCGCGAATCTCTTGACCCTTCTTGGAATAGATATTCTCAGGAGTTGCTGCCATACCGTGCTTCTTCATACCCTTCTCGAATAGGTCATCCGAGTTGACATGCTTGAAGCCAAGACCATGCGTAGTCTTCTTTGATACATAAGACTTACCCGAACCAGGACCACCTGCTAGGAAGATAACCTTGCGGCGGGCTTGATCATGAAGACCCTCGTCTAGGACTTCTTCAACCAAAGATAGAAAAGCGGCAAATGATAGCATATAATAGACTCCTTATTGCGTCTATTTATATATCAACGACCCTTTACCACATCGTAAATGTCTGCCCACGTTTCAGCACGAAACGCCAGCTTGCCACCAACATTGACCATGGTGTTGGCGTTATGTTCGTGATCGATCAGAATGCCACGGAGACCAACCTTTAGCCCAGCCTCAACGTTCTCGGGCTTATCTTCAATCCAGAACAGGCCGCTGTCCTTATAGGGAGCAAGTGCTTCGTCCTTGTCGGCACCACAGTCAAGACAAATGACGCTCTCAATGGCATCACCAAAGAACTGCTTAAGGTTTGCTTCACGCGCCTTAACTGCCCATGGGTCCTTGCTCAGGCTGGTAATCACACGGAACCGATAGCCCTGCTCTTCATACATGCGCCGAACGTAGTAAAGGGCGTCACGGAATGGCTTCAAGAACCCAATAGCTGCGCTCTCGTTGAACTCGCGGACCAGTTCCTTGCTCTTCTTCTTGTCAATGCCGTAGCGTTCGTTGATGCCATAGACATCCGTGCGAACTTCTTGATAACCCTGGAGGGCCATCCACTCAATAAACGTGGCGTTCCAGTCTAGGAGAACACCATCACAGTCCGTAAGAATCAATTTCATTGTTATCTTTCTTTCAAACGACTTACTCACAATAGCAGGATGTGCCATTATGTCAAGTCATATTTTCAACCTCATCAAAAGAAACGGGAGTGAAGTTAATCTGCTCCACGCACACCGACAGATAGCGAGGATCGATACGTAGATCGCCAAACGGACTTCCCCAATCTTCTGGATCATCCGAATGATTAAACACTCTTTGCATGATCCGATTGCCATGTAGGTGACCATGAACGTTTCGCTTGAACCGCTCACCCACACAGTCTGGATGCAGTGGAATATGAGACAGAATGAACTTGTCCACAAACACGCGAACGCCATGGATCTGTTCGAATCCTGCTTCGTAGTAGTCCTTATCCCTGAAAATGTCATGGTTTCCACGAATAAGGATCTTCCGCCCATTCAGGCGCTTCACTGTTTCCAGATTGCGTCGGGCGATCACTACGTCACCAAGATGATACACTGTATCCTTGGGACGCACCACTCGGTTCCAGTTATCTACCATCGTCTCATCCATCTCTTCGGTAGAGGTGAACGGACGCAACGGATTACCATCGGGCAGAGTGAACTTCTGCCACGTATTGGTATGACCGAAATGGGTATCACTGATTAGGAATCTATTACTCATTGTCTCATTACTCAAAAATGTTTGCAAGGCTATCAGCCAGTTGAGCCTGATATTCTGCCTTTTGCGTGGCCTGCCACTTGGCGAACAGGCCGACTTCCATTCCGTAGGCTTCAATCTCCCACGGGCTATCGTAGTAGGCGTCTTGACGCGCCTTGGGCTTCCAGATTTCACCCTTCCACTTGCTGTGCATCTTCAAGCCACCGCGGGCGGCGACCATGATGCCGCTCTGCAACTCGTTCTTGGCATGTTGCTTGACGTGGACCATTTCATGTGCTAGGGTCTTGATCATCTCGTCCAGATCATCTTGGTGCTTGAGGGCAATGGTGAAGAACCGAGGGTTACGGCAGCCGTCTTCATCGACGCATTCACCTTGAACATCTAGGTTCTTGCGGATCTCAAGGTCGATCACCAGGTTGCGGACCATGCGAGGGTCCATCAGTTTGGCAGCAAAAAACTCAGTAGCCTCGATCAACTTGGCTTTCTCAGCCCGCTTTCCAACCATACCAATAACGTTGATTTGCATCATAACCTCTTTCGCTTACAGATTGACTATAAGCGATTCGCGACCAAAAGTCAAGCGTTATCTTCAATCCATTCGATTTGGTGATTAGCCACTACTGTGGTTAAAATGTTACCGTGATCATCTTCGAGGGTCAACTCCACCGCAGTGGAGTTTTCCCGGGTCTTGGCTTCATGCACAAAGTAAATCTTACCTACATGCTGCCAATGATCGTTGTCAATTCTACATCTGTTTGGCATAGAGCGCGGCCCTGATATCCTTATATGCCTGGTCCAATACCTTCTTGATAGCAGCCTTTTCAGACGGCATAACGCCTTGTGCATCAATGTAAATGTTACAATTGAGAGTGCTTTCGCCAGCCTCAGTTTCCATATCACTGGTCATATCACTGTAAAAGATTTGAGTATTAATTGTCATGTTTATTCATGGCCTCCATAATGAGATTTGCACGGTGTAACGCATCTAGAATGCGAGTTACTGTAACGAGAACGATAGCCGCTATCCACCATGCGATAAAAGCGTGATTACCAATATGTTCACCGTCAACGAAAAATTTGGTTGCTGCTACAAATGCAGCAAAGACAAAGCCTTTGATACAATTGTCAATAAACCAATTAGCCAAGGCTATGTTCATTTTTTAGTCTTTCAATTTCATCTTTTAGTTTGAGTTTGCGGCGCTTGATGGTGTTGATCAGCCATTCTGGTGTCTGAGGGCGCCTGTAGCATTCTGCTAGGGAGTCTTCTTGTTCTTTGTGCTTTAGTTCTAGTGATCGAATACGATTTCTAACACTGTCTTCCGTCATAATATACTCCTTTACAGGTGTTTGCGAATCATCTCCAGCGTATCTGTGGGTGTTTGGTGCCTCTCGACATCTTTGGTAAACTTGTCGATTACGTGGCGCCAATCACCCTTGTCCATGACCGAAGTTAGAACATTCTTGGATAGAACTTGAAGGAGGGATCCTAGAGCGATGAGGTCTTCTTCGTCATCGCAATACATGATGATTTCTTGGATATAGTCATCAACATCTTCCATCAAAGAAACGCGCTTTTCTTTGCGTTCTCTTGTCGTTAGGCGACGGTGAGGATCATATGGGTTTTCTATCATAAACATATTTATTCGAAATATTCCTTGAACCAGTCGGCCACATGAATATGTGCTTGTTCACTTGGATGATCGTCCCATGGACACAGAAGATTATGTCCTAGAGCCTCAAAGGTGCGCTCTTGATTGAACAGAAAGATATTAGGATCGTTTTCCAAGTAGTCAATGTATTCGTCTAGTGTATCTCTGGTTGCTTGTCGCCGGGTCTGCAAGCCTCGCTTCAATGCGTTTTCAATACATGCATTTCTAAACCACATCTGCACACACGGAATATTCAGCGAATCGCATAGGTTCTTGATGGTTGCTACATGGTATAAGGTCTTCTGGAGATCCGAATGATACGACGATAGATGCTCGTAGTAAACCTTCAACGCTTTCTTGGTAGAACGGGGAATATCGTCAAAATCAATAGATGACCCGCGAAGTTGTAATGCATCTGCATTAAAACCGTACGGTTCGTCACGGTAGTCGGTGAACTCGAACCGAGAAGGATCAGACCAAACAATGATAGCACGTTCTGGACGATGCTTTTGAATATCAATAAAAGCCCGACGGGCAATACGAGAATTTGAAGAACCTGGGATAGCCACGTTCATTTCTTCCCAACCCCACGCATCGGCTAGTTGCTTAGAGAACCTCTTGGCTTCACACTTTTCATATACCTCTTGCATTTTACCAGGATTGTAGCGTTCGATACCAATACCATATGCAAAACTACAACCATTTACATATAACTTCATGTTCTTCTCCAGAAGGGGACGAATGTTTCGCCCGCCCATTTTGATTGCGGACACTTAGTATATAGTAGTTTCACTTTAGCAGGCATATAGCAATGGCAAATGCCACATGTATTGCCATTCAGGTGTTCACATTGCTGGCATATAGCCAATCGTCTATTCTGTTCTTCTTCACTCGCTATCATAATCGATTACGTTAACAAACTTGAACTTTTGTTCTTCATCCCAGTCCTGTAGATAATCATTATCCTCGTTGAACATGCGGAGATATTCTTCGCGGTCAATCTCGCGGGCAGAGGTAATTACTTCATCTAGGTGTTGTTGTGAAAATTCATGGAGAGAACCATCATTGTTCATGGTAACTTCGTCTTTCGCATCATCGGCGTTATTGGCTTCAACCACATACCGCATACGGAACATGGAGATTGTCTCTACAAGATACTTAGCCATCGAGGCGTCCCAGTCGGTGAAGGAGATTAGAGATTACTGCAACATCTGGATGAGGCTCTCTTTCGCTATATCCCTCTACACGCATAAGGTCGAGTAGATACGAGTGCAAAGCCCGCTTAATCACTGGAATGTCTGTGGGTGCAAATGTGCCACCTTTTGCTTCTTTAACCATTAGTCCCAAAGTCCTCTATAATATTTACCAAACAGGGTAGTACCACGATTGATACGTTCGTTGTGCTTCTTGTGACCTTCCTTATCGTAGGTGATAGGATCGGTCGAGTGATCAAAAAATTGATGATCATTATCATCATTTATAATCTGTTCAAATGCCCAGATCATCTCATCCAGCACCCATTCCCAACGCTGGTGCCACTTGCCATCTGGTTCATAGTCCTCAGCCGCAGGTTCAACACCAGAGCGAAGATGTTTAGGAACATCCTTGTCATCAACAGCAGGTGAACCGTGCTTGGTGTCACGCATCTGCTTCAACATGGGCAGAATGATAAGAGCAAGGGTGTGGTCCATACCCCAAGTATCATACTTATCGATACGGACCTTTACCTTGCGCTTCTTCTTGCTGTCTACCCACTGCAGGAAATCACCGATGAATGTGTTGCTAAGTTTTTCACCAAAGTCATACACGGCATCATCGTCCTTGTCCTTCCAGAACATGATCTTTTCTGCCAGTTGGTATGGACCAAACCAGTTACGATATGGTCCGATTTCTACTTTCATCGTTTTGTCCATTCATATTCAGAGTTACCAGTCTTGAAGCGAACGTATTCAGTTCCATCTTCTTCGACTCGTTCCTCAAGGATTGCAGTAATTGGAGTTGTTTGCCACCAGTCAGTTCCAAAGGTCCGAGCATAATGACTACCGACACGTATGGCAGCACCCAGTTGCGGACGACCGTTATCGATAGTCTCTACACTAAGAACCTTGCCTGTATCGTGGTCGAAAGTGGGAATGAGTGCAAGACTCATCAATCCACTATCACCTGCGCCATCACGGGTGCGACGAAGAGAATACGTCATTACAGCGCACCCCAATAGAAGTTGTTCTTAGCGACCTTCTTAGTCAGTTGGACACGCTGGCCTTCTGTGTTAGTGAAGACAAACGAACCTGCCTTTGCGTTGACGCTGGTAAGATCGGCAGGTGTAAACACCGCACGACCGTTAGTAACCTTTTTCGCAACACGATTCCGATTTGGACGCCAAGGTTCATTACGACCAATAGCGGTAGTAGAGGGTGCGGCTACCAGTTCATCAAACTCGTTGTCCAGATACTCTTCTTCATCGGCATAATCAAGACCATAATAGATGGTCCAACTTTCATTAGTCAGAGGATTACAATCCAGTTCCTTGGTGCCAAGATACTGTTCAGGAACAATCTGTCCATCGATGATCAGTTGCACCATATAATCTGGTTCCTGATTATCATACTCAGGCTTGGCATTCAGAAGACGCATTGCTTCCTGTGGCGTTTCGTTGTAGCGGTTCATATCTTCAACAAGCGCCTTGAGCATATCGAAGTTGAATTCCGAGAACAGGGTAGCGATCTTGGTGATCTGGTCGATATACGACTTGTTATTCAGCATGTCCTCACAGTAGTCGCGAATAAATTCTTCCGACAGACCCTTGAAGTCAATCGCATAGAAGATACGACCAGGACGATTTCGCATATGGGAATCGACACGCCACTTATCGTTGCAGGTGAGAACGAACAGGGTCTTGCTTGCATACACACCATCAAGCAGGGTAAGCATACGCTCCTGTTGGTCGCGGTCATACACCTTTTCGAATTCGTCAAACAGAACGACCGACGGTTGTTCAATGTCCTGGATCAACTTGTTGAAGTTGTCACCTACCCACGGTGAGTTGATCACGATAGTAGGCATATTTTCCTGATAACCCAGGATCGACAGGTGCTTGGCAAGTAGCGTCTTACCCGAACCCTTTTCGCCCGTCAGTAGAACACCAGTGGATACACTGCGATCCTTGAAGGTGCGCCAGATACGATCAGCATTTCGAAGAGTATCTCCGTAATACTTGGTCAGAGGTTCGAACCGATCGACAGTCTCAAGGAAGAGATTGCCGAACTGGTCCTGCTTGACCAGATAGTTGTCAGCAGGAAGGTGAGTGGTAATGTCAATCGAGTTTTCGTCGGTGACACGGAAGGTATTTGCATTACGAAGATAATAAGTCACTGTTTTAACGCCTTTACTTACCAATAAACTTTTCTAGATGCTCATCATAACCGAAATCAAGCGGAAAGTCAATATCTTTTACAGATTTAACTACTTTAGTGATTCCATATACGGCGAGTGCGGTGATACCAAATACGGCCACTGCTGGCAGAAGATCAAGTGCCTTCTGCTTTACACCGTCCTTATTCATATTTCAGTCCGATGCTTTCAAGTTGTTCCTTGTTGCCGTACCACTTGAGAACTACCTCAAGCGCATCGATATGGCGCTGGATTTCTGCATCATCCTGCTCTGGATCATCCCAAGCAAACACTGAATTGCCAGCACCAAGGTCATTTAGGAAATTCTGGCGACAATCTGCCAGATTTTCAAACGTGATACGATCCGACATATCATAATCGATTTCAACTGTAAACTTAGTCATTATACCAATTCCTCATATACGCCAACGATTTCTGCTACCAACAGACCTACTGCCAGTAGAGTTAGTGATCCGCCAATTCCCATCAAGCAAGCGGCAATACGAATACCACTCTTGATGAACGACAAATCACGGTGCTTCTTAGGATCAGGATGCTTCATTTTCAATTACCTTCTTATAGCGGTTGATGGTGCCATCTGCTTCCACAACCATTAGTTCATCTTGATACGTTGCCATGACACGTGGTTCATGGTCAGCGATAATACGATCATGTTCTCGCAACTTACGCATCACTGCATTAGCCACTCCGATTGCGTTGCGACCAGTGTCGGCTGCTTCTTGGGCTGCAACAGCACAAGCACGATACAGTTCCTCGGGAAGTTCCCAACTGATATCCGTGTAGGTTCGATCAGTGATACCCTTGCCAACCCGGCGCAGATATTCCTGACCACCATCAACTGCAATGTTACCACACTTACATTCAACGAAGTCATGTCGGGTCTTCGAAAAGATCAGATCATCACAAACGTTACAAATCACGGCATTCTGAATAATCATGACGTAACCTTTTCATGAACCGCAACAATGTGCTTACACTTGTTGTGGAAATTATACCCCATACAATCACAAACCCAACCACGAGGGGTCAACGTGGTGTTATACTGCTTACCCTTAGAGTTGACGTAAGGCCATGTGAAACCATTGAGAAAATGGTCATCACCATACTTCATGCCAGGCAACTGCACGGGCTGTCGATAAGCACTTACGCCAGGTAGATTCATTAGTTTAGCTTTCCATCATAAGTTCGCAGCCACGGTTGACCAGCGAGTAAATAAGAATATTTTTCTTCAAGATCATCAGCGACCTTGATCCAGTATTCTTTTGCCCAATCACTCTTTGCATGATACGATATTTCTAGACATTTGTCAATAGAATTTAGCAACCAGACCCAATTTCTATCCATCTCGTTTCATCCTATACAACATAACACCCGCCTCTCGGAACATCAACTCGGTAATCTCCCAATTGAAGTTATCTTCTCGGTCAGGCTCATAACAAATAACCTTCTTGATACCGCGCTGGATGATGCTCTTGGCACACTCATTACAGGGCATCAGCGGTACATACATCGTGCAACCCTCTACCGACATGGGAGAGTTGTCTAGTGCATTGCGCTCGGCATGAGCCACGAATAGGTGCTTGGTAGGTCGGTCCTCGTATCGCTTGGCTAGATCCTTGACGCCGCGTGGGAAGCCATTGTATCCGATCGATATGATACGATTCTGATCATCAACAATGACTGCGCCTACCTTGGTGCGCGGATCATATGACCAATCGGCAATATGCTCGGCCAGATCGAGGAAACGCTTTGACCACTTACCCATCGTAGTCAATACCCTCATCCTGCTTACGCCCCTGGTAATGATCATCACTGACACAGAAGAACTGCGCCTTCACCTTGGTATTGATGATCGTCTTGGTGACATCACCTGCAAACTGCTGGCACTGGGCTGGGCTGGCAGTCTCGTAGACTTCCTTACCGATAAATTCACCATCAAGGTTGAACAGAAAAACTAGAAGCCAATAACTCATTTCACAACTCCATAAAGAAGGATCGCGGTGATGAAGCCGTTGACAACCATGAGAGGCTTATCCTTCATCTTCACAGCAGCATACGCCCAGACAAGGGCACCAACAATCGAAAAGAACATATCAGCAGCATGAAGATCAAACGACCGACATGCCGCTGCGATGATGACACACGCGGTGCCGAGCCATTTCAAAATCTCAAGCATACTTTTCTTCTTCTAGAGCGAGAGCCACACCACCGATGAACATCAGCAGACCGAAACCACCCTGCAGGGCGAAACGAAGCAGACCAGCCTGTTCAGGAACACACATCACAATCAGACCGGCAATCATCAGGGCATACTTCATAACGAATCACTTTCTCTCTTCAACTTACATTTTATAATAGCATAATCAGAGGGAATGTCAAGCAAAAAGATTTTCTAGGGTCTCCGTTTGATCAGGAGAAACAAAATTGTCTTTATCCGAAAGACCGTTGGTATACGGAGGAATATCATTTTTCTTTTTATCGAAACGAGGTTTGCCCCACCTTTGATACCAGTTTTCAATCACTTGAAGTCTGTCCGCGGGGTCAATTGCAGGATGGACGTATATTCCTCTAATTTTATTGTGTTTGAGATGAACAGTTTTATCGCCAGACGCTTTGCGGTATGCTGCAATCCGTCTCATTTTTGGATTAGGGCCTGCTCCAAACCGGCAAGATGGAATCTCAACATTATTGTTACGCATCCATTCCAGCATTTTTTTATATTCTTCGTCTGGTATATGTTCGTGGCCGTTTCCTTTTGTGTATCCAACGAATTTATACACTCTATTATACTGAGAGCCTTTACCCCAAAGAGATGTGGTTACCACATGTTCTAGTTTATCTCCATAACGATCTTCCCAGTAATCGCCCAGAGTAGTAGCAATCATAGCCATTAGTTTACCGCCGTTCCATCTCCAGCCAAAGGGCTGCGAGGGAACGCAAACCGAAACATCTGCGATGTTTCGTAGTTGTTTTCCTTTAAGTTTCTTATCTTTAGATAGACCTAAAGCATTGTCTCTATCGGTCATATTGATCACAGGACTAGCCAAGAATATCAATCCAAGCAAAGAGGTTTCATGCATTACCATGAATGCAAGTTTTCTACCTGGCGCTGGACGCCAGATAGCCTTGGACATATTTTTTTGAAATTTTATCATCTTACCCGCATCGATTTGAACCACTCTAATTTTAGAGGGATCTAACGTCTGCGGGTCAATATTATCATACATTATAAGTCATAACTCCATGCTCTTCAATTGAGCCAATACGATTTGTTTAGGATCTGGTAGCATAGCATCGGTAGCAAATGTTTTTTGCTGATATACAATTTCAAATTCTTCAAATGGAATGTCTGCACCAAAACCATCACTCAAAATAGTTAGATATTTTTCTACTGTGCTATAGGGAACAAATGCAACGCAGAAAATAGGATACAACTGAACTACCATCATATGATCAAAGACTTTATCTAGTGTAGTTCTACCCTGAACACCACCCAGATTGTTCTTGACTTTGATTTTAACTACCTTTTTCGCTTTACCCTTTGGAGTAAAAAGCATTCCGTTTCCGGTTTTAACTTCGATTTTTCCTGCTTGCCAATCATTGAATGAAATGTCGTAATCTTGATAGTCTAACCAAGATATGTTATTCCGAACATTTGATTGTTGCAACCCAGCAAGAATGTATTGTTCCTTCAGGAATCTATTGCTGGGACTATTTAGCGACTTCGTGTTGTATACTATGGAGCAAATCTTATTCCATAGTCCAAAATCTACCCAAGAAGACATTTCCTTATAATCAGACATGACTATCTCCATTAAATCTTAGTGAACCCAAACGAAGCGCAACGATACAGCGTACCGTCATGATCAGCAACGATATCACCAACCGACATTGATGCACAACGCTCAAGGAGTTCGAGACGGTCGAAGTTCTCATCATCTTCCCAGAGGTTCATCACTCGGAAAGCCTGTTCGAAGCCGTCAACGTCAACGTTGGCAACGTGGGTGTAATACTGGAAGTTTTCAGCCTTGAAAGTGCGTTCGAAAGAACGATCAAAGAAAGCCTTGATCTTGGGAGTATGCTCACCATCATTGTTGATGAGATGAATGTCGGCATTCGACAACTGGATCTGGTAAACCTTAATCATAACGAATCACTTTCTCTTTCTGACTACTCTTACATCCTAGCAGATTCGTCGGAAATGTCAAGCGGTATTTTACGGCGTCATCAAAGAGCCGCCCGCTTTCTTGCGAGCCTTGTCAACCGCATCACGGGTCTTGACTTCCTTGATAGACTTGGAACCCCACTTCTCAGCAACGGGTGTGTTGGGGTTTTGTTCGGCAACTCGACTCATAACTTCCTTAAAGTGATCTGGCACCTTGCCACCACCATCTGAGCCAGTAGCATGGACAACACCTGGAAACTTGTTGTAGACAAGAACAATCTTACCATCGGCGGTGAGAGCCTTCATGTCATCATACGACAGTCGTTCTTCCCACTCTTCACCAGTTTCATTATTTCTTAAATCATATACGGGCATTTATTCCATCCATAAAATATTTGAATACCATTCATAGGCATTTTCGTGAATATGTTTCAGTAGATTTTCAAAAGAAACCTCATACCGCAAAAACTTATCTCGCTTCTGTATTTGTTGCTTCACAAAAGCATAGTCTGGAACGGGAAAAGTCTTCTTTTCTTCTCTATACTTATCTAGTATTGATAGCGTATATTCTTTGCCGTGTAAAGATGTTTTTCTAAGTATTTGCTCTGCATTGTCGATTATTTCATCAAACAGGTGCTGCGGCCATAACCGAATATCCATCAGATTGATATAGTCGTTCGGCGCATATTCATGATTGAACATCGATGCTTGATGCTCTTCTAGAAAGTTCACCAACTTTTCTATGTCCATGAGAACGGGTGCAGATAGCACGGCAGTTATGCCAGACTTGGGGACATACTTCTTATACTCTAGCCAATTACCGCGTATTTTCTCCCAGGTGCCACCATCCCTGCAATATTCAAATGTTCTTTCGATGCCGTCCATACTGGTCCAAATTGTAGTATCGAATTTGGCAAGTATCTCTGGTATAAGTCTGCCGTTTCTTTCCAACTTTGTCATGTTGGTATTATAAAACATCTGTATTGACCGAATGTAATCGGTATATTCTGGATCTTCCAGAAGTTCTTCCATCTTATCGATAACTGTCCAATGCATTTGAGTTATCAGTGGCTCCCCACCCGCCCAGTATATGTGCTTAGTTGTTTTAGTGAGAAGTCCTTGAATTATCTCCTGCGCCAGAGTGTTCTCATATTCTGGATCAATAACATGTCTAGAGTTTCTACCCAAAACTTCCTTCGCAATGGTGAAGTGCTTGGAACTGTGATTGTCATCGCAGGTAACACAATGCATATTACAGCGAATGGATCTTACATCAAAGTAACTAGGATACAGCGGCATGGTGCCATCGGGTAAAGTCTGAGAGACTATTCCATTTACATCATACCACGCATTTAGTTGTTGTCGAAGAGAGGTTCTATTATTTTTCTCGTGGTCATAACAGAACGAGCAATCGGGCAATTCTTTACCAGCCATCATATCAAGTCTGGCTTGTTTGACGTAATCGGAATTCCAGTATTGTTCCGTAGAAGTCTTATCCATACCAGGAATGGTCTTTGCAACACAGCAAAGTTTTCTCTCGTATTTTGCGCTAACATGAGAGTGAACAAATGGCGCGATGCAAAGTTTATCCATTATAGCAACTCGGCTGCAAGTTGTTGAAGTTTAGGATAGAAGACTTCAAATACCTCTTTTACCTCGTCCGCGTTTAGAATTTGCTCATACGGATCCAAAGCCAGTTGCTTTTCTTTGAAGATGCCGAATGCTTGTTCTCGCTCTTCGGGAGACAAGTCTTCTGCCATGGATGTCAAATCATCATAATTCACTTCGAGGTAGTCGGTGTATTTGTTCAATACCTTTTTGTTCTGTTCCTCAATTAGATATCTGGCAATGATGAATGTTTTTAATTCTTCAATGTCGATATGCAACTTCATTGTATTCTTTTCACGGTTGAAGATGAAACTCTTCTTGGCGAACATTCCGCTAATAATCTTATGTTCAAAACTACGGTTTACATATATGAAATCAAATCCCAGATTTAGCAAATATAGTATGCCATCTGCAAAACTTCTGCTGGCCATTCGGTCATCAAGAAATACTCTGCATGTCAGTGGCTGAGTCCCATCGGCTCTTGCGATTCGCTTTAACCGCTCTTCCATGACTGCTGGTACAGAACCGAGAGCCACGTCCGTGGGTGCTTCTGTAAAACTTAATTTACCATCTGTTAGTTCAATTGTGTTGAATAGGGCTGCTTGCGTGGTAAAAATCTCTTGGAGTGATACTACCTCGCCGTATTTCTTACTGAGAGAATAATTAGTAAATGCCTCCGCCAGTTGTGTTCCAGAACGAGGCACACCCAGAATGGCATATCTCTTGTTAGGTAGATTCCAGGGTAAATTTTCAGTCAACATAGTTTAGTTTCTTTTTCTTATATTCTTCGATAAAATCTACTTTGACATCAATCGGCGGTCGTATGCCACCTAAGTCACGATATGAACCTAGCATATCTTGATCTGTCTTTCCATGAACATACCATTCGTCCATTCTCCAATGATCAACGCCGAAGTCCATGTATTCATCTTTCTTCCATACATTGTTGATGATCCATAGAATGGCATCACGTTCTGTCATACCAGTGTTACTCTTCCAGTGCTGGAAAAGAACAGTATTGGTAAAGTTACGCAGGAACATTCTAACATAGTGCTTCATCTCTGGCACAACATGGTTACTATCCAGAATACTCTTAACATCTGGGTGAGTTTCATCTAACATAATCTCATCAAGATCGACTAGACTATAGCCCTTCTTGGAGTATTCTGTAGAGAGTGTGCTTTGCACTACATTATTATGTGTGCTTGTGATAAACAGTGGCGTCCATCCAAGATGTTGTGTCTTCCAATTTTCCTTACACCACTTCAAAGTCTCGTCTAAAGTCTCTGAGGTTTCATGTGGAAGACCTACGATAAGACTAATCGTGCCTTTGTAATATCCATTATGTTTGAGAAAATAGTCTCTGGTTTTAAGAATAGCAGCCTGAATTTTTTCTGGATCCAGTCCCTTACCGATGGCCTTGGCACTAGCATGATTGAATGATTCAATGCCATAGAATTGTCCATTGAAGCGCATTCTAGCCAAATGTTCGATATCATCTGGCCTGCTATGGAGCAAGTCCGCTCGGACATAACCACCAAAGTTTGGCTTGAAGGGTAGTTTTTCTACCACATCGGCATACTTGATGATCTTATCGGTGTAGTCATTGAAGGTCTCATCCGCGATGGAATATCTATGAAGACCGTATTTGTCATAGTTACGCATCAAATTATCACGAAAATCATCGGCGGATCTTGTATGGTCTTCTTTTACACCCAGAATAGAATATGTGCAGAATGAACATTTGAACCTACATCCGCGCGATGTTTCCATAGTAACCGCTTCGAACGGCTGCATAAAGTCTCTATCTTCAAAGTCAATGGATAGATTTCTCATAGGATATGCAGGATAGTCCCGTAGTGCATGAACCGTCTTGCGAGTATTACCTTCTTTGTTGATTACCTGTTCTGTCCACTTTGCGGTACCTTTTAGAATTTCTAGAATGGCGTATTCACCATACCCCACCACCATGTAGTCCGCAGGAATATGTTGAATGTTGTGAAATTCAGTAGACCCAGTGATAAGCAAGACATCGGGATAAGTTTGTTTTAGCCAAGTAAAGCACCGCCACAATGTCTCGGTGTTCATATTGAAAATTGCACCTAGACCGACAAATTTCATCTCTGACATTTTTCTGGATCGAACAAGTTCTTGGAACTCTTCGAACTTCCACGAAGGTGCAAAATCGATTACTTCTACCTCCACTCCATTCTGGCGTAGAAAGGAAGCAATTCTATGTGACCCGGCATGACGGCGCACAGAACTGTAGCTGACACCAGGAAGATCAGCTGGACGAGCTGGCTCGTCCGAGTTGATCATACCACCAAAAATCATTCCGCGCATAGTCATTATTAATTTTGTCCTGGATCAGTTTTACCTAGTTGATCGAATGCCCACTGTCTTTCCCTGCAGTGGTAGCACTTACCACATCTACCATATGTCTGTTGTGTGCAAGAGTGTGACAATTCCAACAATCTTTCTGTACCGTGTATAAAGTGCAAATCAATTGTATGGCATTTCAGTAGATCGTTGAATGGTAGTCCCAGCAACTCTGGATATGGATTCTGGGCAACTCTATATGGCTGTTCTTCTGGGTTAAGAACTAACTCTGACACCGCTCTATTATCTGCCAAATATAAGAATAGATTGTTTCTGTCTGGATCATACTTATTGAATACCGCACGAATGCTCTCCAAGATTTGATTGGAGTGATGAAGAGTTTGAACCGCTTCTGCTCCAAATATCGTGGGCATAGGCAAGTTGATATTCAACATCTCATTGATTGCCGATACTATGCTAGGAGAATGTGCTTCTGCACCATCCGTCTTTGGCACCGTGAAGATATATTTTATCTCGTCCGTGCTTCTACTCTGTCGCATCAATTCTGTGCAAATCATATACAAAAGAATGGCACTATCTGCACCACTACTTAACATGATAGCAAGTTGACGACCCTCTGGTACAGTCAGTGTAAAAGTCTGTCTGTTATTTTCTGGACCACAAGTTACTTCCATGCCAAATTCTCCATAGTCTCTAAAAATTTAGTCTCGTGGCTCTTATCCCAAATCATATATGCAATCCATTGCTTAGAGCCTCGGATTTTTACTGGTCCTAGCATTTTCATATCAGGATGAATTCTAACACCTGGTTTTGCATAGTGTTTACCATCTTCAACAAAATAGTTTGGATGGTTGGCTGGGGTGTTAATATCTATGTAACCAGGAATCTTATGGGCGTTATATTCATTCAACGATGAAAATGCGCCCGCTCTACCAGCCTCGATACTGAGGTCTATCGATAAGTCATGTATTGCGCCGTGAACTCTCGGCAGTCTGATTCCAGGAATCGTGTAACTCCTAGAACTCAAATGTGTCATTCGGTCGTCAATGTCGGATACTGAGAAGCCCCCTCCGCACAGAATTTTACCGCCTCTCTCGTGGATAAAATATCCATTACCTGGTCCGTCATACCTCTTTTCGATGTAAAGCAGATATAGAAAACTACTGGGATTTCTTGCCCAGTCTTCTGGTGACATGTTAATAGCACCTGGGCGCTCATCGTCGATAGATTCTTTACAAAAAGGTAATATCTTATCTATAGGATAACTGCTATCAATCTTCTGTAGATGCATAGTATTCTTTCGGAGGCAGAATGTTAAGTCTCACTCTAGCATGATTTAAGTCTTCATTCAAGAGTTTATCGTAATTTTCTGCCAATAAAAAGTTGGCATTCTTTCCATTGGCATATGCTTCCCGCAATAGTTTAATATCAGAAAGTTTCATACCTCTATAGATGAATACGATCAGCGCAATCAGAAGCCAACCAAGGGATTTTGTTTGTGTGTATGAGAACATGGCAAGACACATTTCGCCCACAATCTTGGCCTTATAGCCTGTCAGAGTGTGCCAAGTATCGTGGGTATCTCTATAGCGTCTTGACATCCAACTATAGGGATGCTTCGCTTCGATCCATTTGTCGTTGGACTTGCGCCGACTTATCTTCAACAGAATTTGTTGATTCGGGAAAAGAGAATGACATTCTTTACCGACAGAATTTTCTGGTCTATCAGCAAGGGTGTCAAAATACTCTGAGACTTCTTCGGAGTTATATGCTATTTCACCGCCATGATCAGTAGAAAGAAGTTTATTATATGCCCATATTAAAGATGGCGGATTGGTAGCATGGAGAAACTGAAATATGAAAATTGTATTTTCAGGATTTTTCAATAACTTCTTTGCGACCTTATACGCCGTTCTATAATCAATCTTGTGGGTCATTTACTATTCTCTCCAACTCACCGAGAACCTTTTTGATTTCTGAGGAACTACTTAAAAACGAGTTGAAGTTTCCTCCATCTTCCAAGTGATACACATACAGATGTTCATTTGTTAGAACGTATTCTATTTGTTTATTATAGAATAATTTATATGAAGCCACAACATCTTCTGATCCCAAGAACTTTTCATCAAATATCAAATGATCTAAACATTTTCTTGAGTATAATAACATTCTATTATAGACAAGATTGTTTGCTAGAAATTTACCCAATTGGATAAGTCGCAATCCGTGTGCGCCTTTTATACCAGCAAAAGAGTAAATGTCTTTGCTCTCAAAGAAATCTTCTGCGGTGGTCACAGAATTGTCGTATAGCATGTAGTTATAAGTCAGACCTATAACATCAACAGTTGGGTTGTCAGTAACGATTCTTTTCAGTTTTTCAAGACAATCTGGAGTAAGTTCATCATCACCATCAACTTGCATGAAGTATTGATGATTAGTAGTTCTGAAATATTCCAGAACAGAATTTTTGCCTTTTGCAGGAGTGCCATTGGATTCCGTGACTATGAATTTTAGTCCATGATCATCGGCAATCTTTTGTGCCTCCTTCACATACGACAAATCGAGAGTATTACATACCACTACCACATTGGTGGTTTGCGGCAGAACACTCTCTACACAACGTTTTAGTTTTTGTTGATCTTTAGATGTTAAGATTCCGATCAATATGTCCATGTTGTTCTCCTGGGGTGAAGGACGGGGTTCGAACCCGCGACATCAGGCACCACAAGCCCGCGCTCTACCAACTGAGCTACCGACACCATACAGGATTACTTATAACTGGCGGAAGGTGTGGGAGTCGAACCCACTCAACCATTTCTGGTTGACGCATTAGCAGTGCGTTGCATTACCGTCCTGCCCACCTTCCAGTCAGTCTTACTTGACGTTGATGATACCCTTGAAGTCATAAGGAACAACAACAGTATTCACCTTGCCGTTCTTGACACCAGTTGCGATATCCTGAAGCGCCATTGCAGCCATATACTGGGTAGCACCCTTGTTGGCATTAAGAGCGGCAATTCGTTCTGCTTCCAACTTGGCAGTCTTCACTTCGACTTCCTTGCGCTTCTGTTCATTCTGTGCCTGAACAAGCAGGTTAGCCGACTGGACAATGTTCTCGGCGGGGGTAATCTGGCGAACCAGAACCTGTGAGACAGTGATTGCGCTATCCAACTTTTCATCTGCAAGATTTTCTACAATCTCCTGACGAACAAGATTTTCGATTTCAGCACGATTATCTGCCATCTTGAGCGATTCATACTTACGAGCGGTCTTGTAGACAGCATTACGAGCCAACTGGCGAATGTAGTTATACATCAACAGCGTATCGCCATCTTCGGTTTCAGCATGAAAGCCACGGTTCTTTTCGATGTAAAGTTCTGCCACCGAAGTGGGATTGATCGAATAGACAACCGAAAGATCAAAGTCTGCAACTGTAGAGTTGTCAGATGCTAGTGGCGTCATATCAGCAACATCTACCGACACATCCTTAGTCGGGAAAGTCATAACATCACCGAAGATGGTCTGGTTCACACTACCAGGCAGAAGTTCTGTAGTTTCAATCGTCTTATCAAACGAGCGACGAACACCGACTTCACCAGTCTCAATTCGGGTACAAGCAGCCGTGGTAACCATCAGAAGACCCAGAGCCGAAATCTTAGCAATACGATTCATTACAAATTAATCCTTAAAAGATGAACACAATACCAGCAATGACAACCATTGTCATCACTGCACACACTATACTATAAATGACCCACTTTGTCAAGTTAATTTTTTCAGATTTGGTCAGGGTCTGAAAAACTTCAATTCCAGCAAATATAAGGCAAAACAGAATTAGAAATGCTATAATCATCTTACTCATGATATAATCCTTAACTGGTGACCCCAACGGGAATCGAACCCGTGTTTCAGCCGTGAAAGGGCCGCGTCCTAGGCCGCTAGACGATGGGGCCAATGGAGCGGAAGATGGGATTCGAACCCACGACATTCACCTTGGCAAGGTGACGCTCTACCCCTGAGCTACTCCCGCATATTGGAGGGCCGAGCCAGATTCGAACTGGCGGCTTTAGGGATTTGCAGTCCCTTGCATTGGACCACTCTGCCATCGACCCTTGGTACCAGCAGTTGGTAACGCTCCAACCGAGCCAACCTTATGAGAGTCGGCCGAACACTTGTTCTGCTGGCATGGTAGTTTCGGCAAGAATCGAACTTGCATCTTTCGATTATCAGTCGAATGCACTAACCGTTGTGCTACGAAACTAAATTGGTGGACACTCTGGGGTTCGAACCCAGGACCTACAGGTTAAAAGCCCGTTGCTCTACCTACTGAGCTAAGTGTCCGTGAAATGGTAGACCATGTAGGATTCGAACCTACGACCTAAGGATTAAGAGTCCCGCGCTCTACCAACTGAGCTAATGGTCCATAAAAACTTGGTGCGCCCGGCAGGACTCGAACCCGCAACCTGGCCGTTATGAGCGGCTGGCTCTACCTTTGAGCTACAGGCGCAAAAACTTATTCAGCAAGCCACTCTTTGAGTGCGCCAAACTTAAGGTCGAAGCACCACTCAAGACGCTCTGCACCGTACCACTTGTATGCATCGGCTTCATCTTCGGCGTCTGCAATGATTTCTACAGCACGAACCTTGTCGCAGTTACAAAGCAGCATGGTTTCTGCCACACGCTCCTTGAACTTCTCAAGATTAGCCGCCTGACGAATGGAATCTTCGTCAATCTTTTCCGACAGAAGATTTACCAGACGCTCAAATTCGGCGTCAAACTCTTCGGTTGAAGAGAAGACATGACCGCGAGGCCGCGAACCGAAAACGTCCTTGTAAAGGTCTGAATAGATGTCACCGTCATGGCTGTTGGTGACTTCATTGATCTGAGACAGGGTAAGCATTTCGAATCACTTTCTCACTTCGCTACATTCTCTTTATAAGCGATTCGCGACCAAAAGTCAATAGGTCATTTTACCCAAACTGCATAATTGTTGTATTTTTCCAAACTTTTTTCAATCAAAAGTCTGTGACGTATAGGATCAATCTCGAAATGCGTAAAGATGGTTGTTCGGTCTTCATCTGCATCCACTCCGTGTAATCCATCTGTATGTCTTAGAACATATACATCTGTATCTTCTGGAATGTCAACGTAAACTTTTTCATCATCTCGCATCACAAACAACTTATTTGTTCTGCTACCGCGAATAAGAATTCTGTAACCACATGGCTCATTTTCAGAGTTGTTTTTGAAAAGATCGGGATTATTTACTGGTTTAGTAAAGTCTATGTGCGAACGGACTTCACCGACCTGAGTATTCCATTTGATATTTCGAATGGTCTTGTATGGAAAATACTGAAACCATTCTAAGAGTTTTGGATATGCGTCCAATATCTCTTGCTTCAAGACTGTAGTTTCATACGGACTATCGCCTTCTACCATCTTGGTGAAATTCCAAAAGGCCCAAGACGTATCTTGGGCCAGCTCCATATTGGGATACGGAAACTTTGGAATATCAATAGGTAACCAAAGAAGATTGTTATAGTCCATTAGACTCCTACTGCGGTACGATATGTATCAAGGATCATATCTTCTTCCTGACGAACATGTGCGTCCAACTTACGGAGGCGCACGATCTTACGAACTGCCTTGGCATCAAAGCCTTCACCCTTGAGTTCGGAATAGACTTCCTTGCGATCAGTCTTCTTCTCATCAATCTCGGCTTCGATAGTTTCAATGCGTTCAATAAACTGGCGAAGTTGATCTACTGCAATAATATCACTCATTATATATGTCCTTTTCAATGGATAAACGAGTTCAACAACTCGTTGAAACTGGATGCCCCTGCTGGACTCGAACCAACACAAACAGAATCAAAATCTGTTGTCCTACCTTTAGACGAAGGGGCAACTGGTGCGGAATGAGAGGGTCGAACTCCCGACATCCTCGGTGTAAACGAGGCGCTCTACCACTGAGCTAATTCCGCACTACATGGTCCGCTGCATGTGTAGCAGCGAAGGACTCTGGCTTGATCTTAGCATCAATACCAAGAGAACCCTTTACATATCCCAGTGCTTCTTTCACTGCGATATTACTCTTATACTTGGGATTTGGGTTAATGTCAAGATGAATTTCTAACTTTCTATCACCCAAAACATCAAGAATACTTGTCGCCGCTTCGATTGCAAAGCCTGCTTCTGTGATCAGACGCTGGCGCAAGTTACCGAAGTCTCGCATTTCTATATTTTTGTGGAAAATTTTGGCGCCGTGCTTAGAATCCATGTGAAGGATAATAACGGTAGAATACTTGGCGTACCAATGACCGTCTTTGCGCTTGAACCGAATAGAATCGGCACCAATATAAACAGATGACGATTCACTAGAATTTAGAATTGCTTCTCTTGCTTGATCATACATAAGTCACCTGTCATTGAAATGGCGAAGGTGCCAGGATTCGAACCCGGATCGCAAGGTTTTGGAGACCTGCATGTTACCGTTACAACACACCAACAAAAACGGGTCGGTTTTCACGCTTGGCTAAGTGCACCGCCTTCGTGCTAGAGATTACCGAAAACTCTACCCTGGTCGGGAAGACAGGACTCGAACCTGCAACCCCCTGCTCCCAAAGCAGGTGCGCTACCACTTGCGCCACTTCCCGAAACTTGGAACCCTCGACAGGACTCAAACCTGCATGTCATTCAGTTAACCTTTCAACTGGTTCGTAGCCAGAGGGTATACGAGGGTATAAACTGGTAGGCACGGCGGGACTCGAACCCGCAAGATTTCTCGACGAATTTTAAGTCCGTTGCGTTTACCAATTTCGCCACGTGCCCATGGAGCGGATGATCGGGATCGAACCGACGACGAACAGCTTGGAAGGCTGACACTCTACCACTGAGTTACATCCGCAAATAATGGCGATCTGGACGGGACTTGAACCCGCAACTTCCAGCGTGACAGGCTGGTGCTCTGACCAATTGAACTACCAGACCGTAGTTATGGTGCATGGGGTTGGATTCGAACCAACGTAGCCTCTCGACGGCAGATTTACAGTCTGCTGGTATTAACCACTCACCCACCCATGCGTAAATTTGGTAGGCCCTGGTGGATTCGAACCACCGACGCTCTCTAATCTGGAGACGATGCCGCGTATAAGGCGGGTGTTTTACCGCTAAACTAAGGGCCCAAAAAGTATTGGGGTCTTGTGTTTTGCTTCTCATAGGTGAGATTTAACGGTTATACCAGCAGTCCACATTCAGCGGGTTCCCTATTCGCACCGCTTAGCCCCAATTCATGGTGCCTCCAGAGGGAATCGAACCCCCGACACTAGGATCTTCAATCCCATGCTCTACCAACTGAGCTACAGAGGCGTATTCTGGTGCGGGTAGAGGGACTCGAACCCCCACGGTTGCCCGCTAGTACCTAAAACTAGTGCGTCTACCAATTTCGCCATACCCGCATGTGTAGGATTCACAATTACTAGAACATTTCGCTCTACCCGAAGGCCGTGTTGATACGCTATGCGTTCCTACTTCATCAATTTAGTGACCACCCGCAGTGTGCCTTGATTGCTTACGTCCGGACGTTGCAATCTTCCCAGGTAATCAATCGCTGTTGCAACAACAATCAACTACCACTTCCTCTATGCCTTTCGGCGGGGTTCAGCAGGGGTGGTCTATATTTGGTGGAGCCTATCGGGATCGAACCGATGACCCCCTGCTTGCAAAGCAGGTGCTCTCCCATCTGAGCTAAGGCCCCAAAACTTGTTAGAAGAATGCACTATTAATAGAGAAGTTATCTTCTACAATACTAATAATGCATTCATCTAAGAAGTCTTAATGAAGGTTGAGATTACACCTTCTAGTGAGGACCTTTGAGCCGTACCGACTTCCTTGCGAGAAGTGTTAACCCGTTATCCACTAGAGCCATCGCTGGTCATCTAGTATTCCTCAGTGCTGCCTTTTTTGAAGTGTGGCTTGTCACTTATCATGCTATGCTATTCGACCTTTGCTCTTCCGCTAGCCTTGCGGGCTATTCGCAGTCGCTAAACCGCTACGTCTTCGCTCGGATCAATCACTTCATCCTTGCGGGAATCCGTGAACCCAATTCACTTCCGTGTTAGGTATTAAGCACCTTTCACATAGCACTGGAGCAGTCTTTCGCTTTTTGTTACAAACCAGGAGTTGAACCTAGATCGACAGTATCTAAAACTGTTGTCTTACCATTAGACAATTTGCGAACCTACCAAGAAGTGCTGCTCCAGTTGCTTCGTATCTTGTTAGATACAAAATACAACACTCCTCATGTCTTTTGCCTTGCGGGCTACTCAACCGTATTTCAAGTCTCCCCTCATCGGTTCAACTATCATACTACCGCTTTGCCTTCCCTTGCGAAGTCAGACTTAGCGATTACCCATTAGTTTTCAGCATTCGCGAGTTTGGTTTGATACAGCCAGACCACCACAGTCTATTAGAACTCACCGACTGGCTCTGTTCTTATCCTTTCGGACTATATCACTCACTTACTGCCTACCGCCATCCTATTGACGGGAGATGCTTTCGCACAACGGCGAGTCATCTCTAACTTGGGCTTGCATAGATGAACCATCACTGGCGCAGGTGCGTAGGATTCCCTGCTTTGGCCTTGTTACCAAGGTTATTCTAACGAGGCTATGCCCCCATTTCTTATTCTCTACTTATACACCAACATGTGACGTTTGTAAATACTTTTTTGAAAAATATTTACGAGAAACTATGCCCGGGATATTTTACAAGCATACGGGCGGCGCTTGTTGTATCTTGTGGGATCCACCCCCACGTACCCTCGAATGCGAGGGATCTTAGTCTAAATGCACGGACCACCGTGTCCCAGATCAAAGATACAAACTTTATGTAACGAGAGGAATCGAACCTCTGCACGGCATTTGGATGCCTACTCCACCTGCTGGTGTCTCGGACTTCCGGGTGCTACCACTACACTACGTTACAAACTGGTTGCGGGGGTTGGATTTGAACCAACGATTTCCGGCTTATGAGACCAGCGAGGACGACCTGACTCCTCTACCCCACGATAAATGGTCGACAGTTTGAAGACATATCGAGGTCTGATGGACTTACGAGGACCGGCATTACCCGTAAAGATACTCTGCCACACTATCTGGCTCGGATGGCAGGATTCGAACCTGCGACCAATTGATTAACAGTCAACTGCGCTACCGCTGCGCCACATCCGAATGAAAATGGTGCCGGATGTGGGATTCGAACTCACGACCTACCGCTTACAAGGCGGTTGCTCTACCACTGAGCTAATCCGGCAAACTTTAAAAACTTATTTGATTACTTCTACTTATAAGCGAATTTTTCAGTCGGTTGCAGCCGTGGTAAGCCATTGCTGAGATTATTTCAGGTCTAGTATGATGGCCCATCTAGTCCCTAGCATATGCGTCCATATGCGCTACTCCCAGTAGAAGTAATCAAATAAGTCTTTATCTTGGCGGAGAGGGTGGGATTCGAACCCACGGTAGCCTCTCGACTACGACAGTTTTCAAGACTGTAGGCATAAACCACTCGCCCACCTCTCCGCAAAGAAAAGAATCTACCAACAATGTCAAAGAGCAGAACTAGTATATATAACGATTCGCTGAAAAAGTCAACAACTATTTTCAACTTTTTTCAAAAATCTTCTGGTTTATATGGATCGTAAAATCTTCCCCACATCCAACCAGAAGGTAAAATGAACGTGACTGGATCAACCAAATGCGTTTTACCAGATGGTTCTACACACCACGCTCTTCTTCTTTGCCTCGCTCTCATTGCTATGAGATTGCGAGTTTCCCATGTTTGGCGCCTACCATACATAGGATTATCTTCGTTACGCCTAGTTCCGCGCATCTTACGCCGAATTTTGGCTTTGGTTTCTTCTTTCAAACCACCCCAGTTGGGGTTGTTACTACCGCTTAACGCTAGAGCAATTTTTCGTTTATGCTCTGCTGTCAAATTCGGTATCTTCTTTCTACTAACTTTGTCCCTAAATGTCAACCCTTTTCCTAAACTTTTTACTTTTTCTCTAATAAATTCGATATTAGAATTTTGAAGTAAAAGTTCTCTGGGCTTAGGAACAATATTGGGATCCTTTACAAGCCAGATTTCATCTCGGTGTTTAAAGAGGAAGTATCTCACTTATAACACCTTTGTCCAGCAATGTCAAGTCATGTTCACGATCAATATACTTATATTGCACATCCACTGGAGAAAAGTCGCTCAAAGCCTCAAAGACATCTTGAATGTTCAATGTAGAACATGTGTAGACATCCAGTTGCATCAAAGCGGGATCAACTTCATCCCAGACATGCATTGCAATATGACTTGTCTCAATGATCGTAACGGCTGTTAGACCTTGATTGCCAACCATATCAGAATAGACCGCATATGGACCCATAAGTATCTTCATGCCGATCTTATCGACCAGCACCTTCATCCAATCTTGAATGGCTTCCGCGCACTTGGGTGGATTTTTAAGTTCCGCGCGGATAATTAGATGCTTATGTTCCAGAATTGCGCCCATCAAAGTAACTCCGTGTTAAAGTTCGAGAACAGTTATTTATCTGTCACCCAAACCTTAAATTCCCCAGGGACGCTTCTTGGCCCATTCTACGGGTGGACTGTATGACCTTCTAAACAGTTTCGAAATTATTCCGAAACCGTCTCGGACTTTTTTGATACTCGCTTCTTCTTAACCTCTGGCTTCTTCCAACCAACAAGAAAATCTTCAAGCACATTACCGAGAGATGGATAAAGATCCAAAATCTTCTGATCTTTCACAGCATCCAGCAACGCTGCTTCTTTCGGATGAACACCCTGGCATGTTTGTAGCCAGATTTCTTCTCTGCGCCACTGCGGAAGATTCTTTGCGCCGCCATTCGGCAGTAGAGAAAGAAGCCGACGAAATTCCATCGTGATAGTGGTATCTGCAATACCGTCGGGCAGACCTTCTTCCTTAAGAGGCGTCTTGCCCTCTGGAAAATTGTAAGGGCCCTGTTCGTAACCTACGCCCCATGCAAGGAAGCGCATAAGAATAGAGTTGCCCATAGAGATTGCACGAACCCGTTCGCGCAATTCGTCAACGTTCTTTACCTCTGTAGCCCAGTCTAGAGCCTCGTTGATATACTTAAACTTTTTAGGCTGTAGTCGTTCTGCCATTTTCAATTCGCTTTCTCAATTCGCTTGTGCTAAAGCCATGCCTACGAGAGTTGTAATACATTTCAATTCCCAATTCATGACCAGTAAAAGGTTTACCGTAATATTCTTCACCAATGATACGAACATCCCAGTCGTAACATTGTAGTATATTTAGCAAGTCCTCTTCCGTAGTATATGGAATAATTTCATCCACATACTTACATGCGGCAACTTGAATATAGCGTTCTACCAGAGACTGGACTGGCTTGTTCTTCTCAGGACGATCAATAGTAGGATCAGTCTGTAGGGCAACTACAAGACGATCACATTGTTCCCTGGCTTCCTGTAGCATAAGAACATGACCTGCGTGAAACAGGTCAAAACAACTGGCGGTGATGCCAACTCGTTCGTCGGAGTTATTAAAATTCATCGATCAACTCAATCATCTGCTTCATACGATTGGCAATAAAGTAGTTCAGGAGACCACTGCGGTCACCATTCTTCTGCTTCTCGTAACTATCAATAATTGCAGCCTTGATATCTTCTGGAATACGAGACAAGTCTACAAGTTCACGATTGCGCTGGAAGTTGCGCCACATTTCATCATTGGTGATGAATTGTTCGGGCTGCTGGTACTTCCACTCTGCGATCAGATTCTTGCGAATAGGACGCTGGCGTGAACCAGTGACAAACGTATCATCACTAGACAGAATGTTTGGCACACCGTCGCCCTTGTCACCAGAAATGATATGTTCCATGAGAACAACCTCTGGGCGTTCTGTCAACTTGATAAACTTCTTCTGCACAGGAGCATATTGCTTGACATTCGACCACTTCTGTAATTGATTGAAGTCGTGATCACCAGAGAGAACCAGAAATGGCTCTGCACTGGGCAGAAGACCATCGGTGTTCGAAGTCTGACTATATTCAGCAAGAGTTGCGATTACGTCATCGGCTTCTGCACCATCAACATCGATAACAGGATACGGGAAGTGTTCTGACAATTCTGCGCGAACTTGGTGCAGGGCTTCGAAGATCGAATTCCAGTCAAAGCCACTATCCGCACGACTCTTCTTACGATTAGCCTTGTAGTTCGGGAAGAACTGACGGCGCCAGTAGTGGCGATTGTCACATGCAATGACAATTTCACCAAACTCGGCGCCAAACTTGCGCTTGTAAGAACGTATCGAATTGATGATCATGTGACGGATCAGAGGCAGATTAACCTCTACGTCACGGCGACCACCAAGTTCTGCCATCATGTTGCTAATTGCAACCTGATTAAAGTCTACTACAATCATTCTGTAACCTTTTTAGTTAGAATTTCGCGAATGTCATCTAACAGATGCGTCTCTGGACATTCTACACCCGCTTGACGCATAAACGCACCCTGTAGTAGAACAGCAATAACAGCAGCATCACCGTTAATGGAATCATTGACTCTACCAAACTTTCGCTCAAGAAGTCGAATGATACCATTCATACAAGCAGCAGCCATGGCTTCTGCATCCTGATATGCCGCATATTCTGTGGCACCCTCAAGAAAATAATTGTATGCCTCAGCATCTGGATTCTTGGGCTGAAATTTCAGATAAGTCACATTATCATTGTCTGCCATTAAAACACTTTCAAAATTAGAGTTGTTGCCGTAAGTCGAGGGCGAACATTCGCAGTCTTACTTTTAACAGAAGAGTACCACTTTGTCAAGTCTTTTTTGGCAGTAGCAGTAAAAGCAGGAATCTGATCTTCTGGCTTTCGTAGCAACTTGCAACTGGACATCGACTCTTCATAGCCAATAAGCGAGGCACCCTTCACAGTGATGCCACCGCCGATCGGACTGAAATACTTAGACAACTTACGGGTCTTAGTATCAAAAGTCCAGACTTCGCTACAATTCAGAAGGTTGACAGGATCAACGCTCTTACCGAACTTTTCATCTTCGGCAAGATACTTGATGCCCTTGACCAACTTTGTTTTGTCCTTGGGCTTCTTCTTACGAACCTTGGCAACAGACTTGCTGATATAAGACTTCTTGAGGTCGTTAATATAACCTTCGATCAATTGAACAATGTTCTTGATGATTGTGATGCCAGAGAATGGGAAAGAGTCCATGAACTCTTTCTGTTCTTCGGTCAAAGTCTTACGATTAGTCCGACGAAGTTCAAGCACTTCGGCATATTCTGCCAGAAGAGGCTGCAACTTATCTGCACATTCCATATACTGCTTATCAGACATCTTGTATGGCATCAGGATCTGACCCATAGTTTTAGTGTCTTCGCCGTTGATTAGATTTTCAATTTCGTCATTGACATCCGAAAGGATGTAAGTAGATGCCAGTTTGATTGGCTTGACAATCTTGGCAGTCGGTTCGGCAGTTGGCTCATCTTCGTCGGACTTGATGCGCTTATTGACTACTTCCTCTACCTTTTCCCAGATGCGATTCTTATGAACTTCGCTAACTGGGAACCCTCGTAGAGCGATACGAGCGGTATTCGCATAGGTTCGAGGAAGAAACTTATCAGGTACCTGACTAAGAGCCTTTAACTTCTGCTTGTCACTCTTGAACCAGTCAACCAAAAATGCTCGACAATCTTTGGCGTCGGCAATATAATTATACCAGTTCAGGGCATTACCGAATTCTCGTTGATAGTCTGCTGGCTCATAACCATCAGCCCATACAGGCTCGGTGCCAACAAACTTGGATTCTGCAACGGGTACCTTAAGTTTATACATGATCACTCCTTCTTAATATATCTCAATATACGATATATTAAGGCTTTTGTCAACCCTCAAAAGTTACTGAAATTACAGAGTCATAGCGAAAAGAGCGCCATGCGTTCTTATCAAGATCCCATACGGCCAGCGAATCAGTGGGGCCCTTCTTCTGCACCGCTTCTTCAAGGTCTACCTGCTTAGGAAGAATAGAATCCTGAAGTGTGCAACGCATCACTCGCTCTTCGCCATTCTGTTTGGTAAAAGTCACAGTACCAATCTTGGCGCGAAGACTATTCTTAAGGTCTTCGCGCATCGCTTCCACAGTAGTCATCATTTCACATTCTCCTAATATTACTTTCATCAACTATGATTTGACCTCTCGCATTTCTACGCGGCGGGTCAGGTGCTGGAATGTCATGGGTAGATACATGCTTTTCAAACGCAAAGAAATCGGGAACTTCTTCCACTTTCTTCTGTTTGTTCTTTTTGGCGCGTCTAACCACTTCCTTCAACTTCTTTGTCGGTGGCGCAGGAGTAAACTCTTCAACCACAACATCTTCGACTATACTATCTTCTTGCTTCTTTGTCAACCCTAAAAGAGTCATGTTAGCAGCAATTATCAATAGAATGGCCAGAGGATCGAACACAAAGATAAGAACGATGATCATCATACGCACGGCTTTATCGATGGTAGCGTTATCACCACTACCATAGAATAGTTCCGCAACGTATTTGATTGGTCCTACTTCGGCTTCGAGTTTGAGGTTTTCAGTTTTGAGCGGTATGAGATCAGCCTCAATAGTCTGAATGTCTGTAGTCGCACCCTCAATTTCCTTATTAAGGGCCGCACGTTCTCGCTTTTGTCGATTTCGAATGTAATTAGCATCGAGGACATTTTCGCCAGTAGTGAGTCGGTCCAGAGTATCCAAAGATGTTTGTGCATTCTTTAGTCTCCTTTCTGCCGCTTCTTTTTTGCTTTCTAGTTGTGCAATTTGTAACTGGGCTGAACCACCAACAGTGGTGTGTTCAATGTGCGCTTTACTGAGATATCCAAAGACACCCATACTGGTAATAAACGATAGGGTACATACAGCAGCAACAAAATATGATTTCAATAGTTTATTTGCTGTCTTCCAGTTTCTGTATACCCAACTGGCTGTTACAAGTTTTGCAAGTTCTAGTACCACACCCATGGCCGCAACGGCCAAAGGTGATGCAGGAAAAATTGCCATCAAACCTAATATCGAAAAGTAACCAGCGACACCAGTAATCGCTAGGGCTACTAGCATTAAGAGTGCTGCGAAAAACATCCAGGTCTCCAATCAGGTATCTTTAAGTCTTTCAAATGCGATAGACGCAAACGAACATTCCACATATCATTTATACACCGATCATCAAATCGATATTCCCACTGTAGAATATGTTCAACGGCTTTAGCGTGTGATTTGCTGTCATATTCAGCCACCACTTCTTTACGCATTTCGCCTTCATAGTTAGTCACATACGAAGAACTACCGAAATATTTCTCAAATAGTTTATCGGTCTTACATGAATAACCAATATAAAATTTGCCGTCGTCAAAGTAGGTGCAATATACTCTATGCACTTTCTTTGGCGACGGCTTCTTCTTTTTAATAGCCATAGTTCACTCCAAAGTGAACTATTTATTCGTCTTCGTCCCACTCATCCCAGTCGAGGCTTTCCTCTTCTGAAATCTTAGTACCGCAAAACGGGCAATGCTTTATCGAATAATATTCAGGATCTTGATCATGTTCTACCAAAAACACGGCATCACATGAAAAACATTCTAGTTCTTCCATATTAGATATCAGTAATATCTCTAGATACTGTCATGTTATTAGCATCGCAGTATGTTCTATATGGAGATTCGAGATTATTTACGATAAGGGCCGCATATTGATCAAAAATTGCAGCGTCCGCAAAATCTAAAGTTAGTGTTAATGTAGTATCGGTAGATGTTCGACTAAAAGATACATTTTCGTAATTGCTCATCAAAAATGTTTGTTCTTCGGATACAGCCTGATCTACAGAACTGCCTTGGTCTGTCTCATGAAACCATGGTGTAGATGGATCTTGTCTTGTTGTTGTAATTGTAACTCTTTTACCCATGTATTTTCTCCTAAACTTTTATTTATTTGTTTACGCTTTTGCCCAGACTGTTTCCCAACTACCAGACAGGGCACCCTTAGCATAATCTGTAGCACGATTTTCAAAGAAGTTTGTATGAGTAGGCGCATTAATCATTTCTTCTACCCAAGGCAGAGGATTCTTCTTTACCTTAAAGATTCCCTTCATACCAAGGCTAATCAAGCGACGATCACAAATATAACGAATATACTTCTTTACATCTTCTTCTGTCAGATTTTCCATCGCGCCCATGGAGAATGAAAGTTCGATAAACTTGTCTTCAAGTTCTACCATCTTTTCTGCGATAGTGTAAATGCTAGACTTCAATTCATCGTTCCAAAGTTCACGATTTTCTTCAACATATGCACGAAACAACTTGATCATCGACTCGGCGTGTTGCGTTTCATCAACAATCGACCAAGTGACAATCTGTCCCATACCCTTCATTTTTCCGTGACGAGGGAAGTTGAGGAGCATGATGAAGGATGAGAACAGTTGCATACCCTCAGTGAATGCACTAAACGCGGCAATGTTGGTAGCGACGGACTCTGGCGTTCCATTTGCATTCGACAAATCTGTAAAGTAGTCGTGCTTGGCGCGCATGGAGTCGTATTCGAGAAATTCTTGGTACGTTGTTTCAGGCATACCCAGAGTTTCAATAAGGTGTGAGTAGGCTGCCACATGGAGCGCCTCCCTTGCTGCGAATCCCATCAACATCATACGGATTTCAGGCTGAGGGAAATATGGTAGATAGTTCTTTACATAGCCACCCGCAACATCGATATCGCCCTGTGTAAAGAAACGAAAAATATTAGTGAGAAAATGCTTCTCTTCTGGCTTTAGACGCTTCTTCCAATCGTTGACATCTTCCAACATTGGAACTTCGGTATGAAGCCAGTGCGACTGTTCATGCTTCAACCAGGCGTCATATGCCCAAGGATAATTAAAAGGCTTGAAATACGAGCGTTCGCTCAAAAGATTAGACATTATACCTCCGCTGCCCAATTTACTAGATCATCATAACCACCAACATGCTCACCATTGATCCAAATTTGAGGAACAGTAGTCACACCAGGAAGTTGTGCTGTAACATCTTCCCACTGGCAGTCCTTACCGACTACCATTTCAGTATATTGAATATCCATGCCAAGCATGAACTCTTTTGCCTTTACGCAATACGGGCAATCTGGCTTTGATACTATTTGTGCAAAATATTGTGTCATTAGTTTACCCCTCGCAGGCTACACAGGTATCGCCGTCGATCATTGCCTGAAAGTCGATTTCCTTAATCGCTTCTCGCTCAATCTTCTTCGAAACCTTATCTGCTTTACCGATCTTTTCGGAGCGGCAGTAGTATAGCGTTTTTAGACCTTGTTTCCATGCTAGATAATGTACCGCATGGAGATACTTAATATTGGCATCCGGACGGAAGAAAATATTGAGGGACTGTGCCTGATCAATAAACTTCTGTCGGTCTGCGGCATGCTCAATAACCCACCGCTGATCAATTTCCATTGATGTCTTATATATGTTTTTCGTGTTTTCATCCATCCAAGTTAGATGCTGGACAGAGCCATCATTTGCGATAATTGACGACCAAGTTTCGTTATACCAGTCTTCCTTGCGGTTCTTGGCTTCTTCTTGAATAATCTTGTCGAGGTACTTGTTCTTATTCAGGAATGAACCAGATAGAGTATCTTGGCGATATGCGTTGGCACGCCAGGGTTCAATCGACGGACTGGTATTACCCATGATGATAGACGAAGACGCATTTGGCGCGATGGCCTGCATGTGACTGAAACGGCGGCCAGTGCCCGCGGCATCCGGTGCTTCTCCTCGTTCTGCGCCAAGTTCTAGATTGGCAGCATCCAACTTTGATTTGATATGCTTGAAGATACGCATATTCACGCCCTTAGCCACAGCAGATTCCCACGCAATACCCTTGCGCTGGAGATAAGCATGGAATCCTAGAGCGCCGATACCAATAGAGCGTTCACGCTTTGCTGAATAGATTGCACGGGCAACCTGCTTGGGTGCGTTATCGATAAAATACTGTAGAACATTGTCAAGCATTTCTGCCATATCACGCAGGAACAGAGGATCACGCGACCATGCATCATAGTATTCTAGATTGACAGAAGACAAACAGCAAACAGCGGTGCGCTTCTTGTCAGTTGGCAAAATGATTTCCGAGCAAAGATTTGACTGATTAATCTTTAGACCAAGTGCCTTCTGAAAATCTGGAAGATGACGGTTCGAAGTATCGATGAAGTGAATATATGGTTCACCAGTCATCATTCGAAGTTCGAGAATCTTCTGCCAAAGTTCTTTAGCAGATACAGTATCACGAATTTCCTTTGATGCAGGGTCGACTAGATTCCAACTATCATCTGCATCCTTGTCGGTCATGCAACGTTCGATAATTTGCATGAAGTCGTCGGTGATATTAACACCGTGGTGCAAGTTGAGCGCCCGCATGTTCGGATCGCCCGTTGGCTTACGCATCTCTAGAAATAGAGCGATGTCAGGATGACTGATATCAAGATAAGCAGCATAACTCCCTCGTCTCGTTCGCCCTTGACGATACGCCATAGAAGATGCATCATAAGTGCGAAGGTGAGGCATAACCCCAGTAGACTTGTCGTCGGCGGCACGAATACCGAACCCAATCCCAACGCCACCGCCAAGCATAGATAGCCAATTCGTTTCTGATAGATTGTCAACTAGTCCCTCCGCTGTATCATCAATAAAGTTCAAAAAGCAACTGATAGGCATTCCGCGCTTGGATCGACCAAACGAAAGAATAGGAGTTGCATACGAGAGCCAGTGCTTTGACGCATACTCATACAGGCGCTGGGCATGTTCAGGATTAGAACCAAAAGTCTTCGATACAAAAGCAAACCTATGCTGCGGAGAAGTTTCATCGTCCCGCATATACGATTCCTGTAGGCGCTGGATGCCTAGTTTATCAAACAGGCTGTCACGCGACAGATCGATTTCAATTCCGAGATAGTTTTCTTTTGCCATTTATAGACCCTGTTCCTTCAATACCCGTTCAATATCGGGCTTAAAATATGTATCTGGCTTCAGGATCTTACCGTCAGCCCGCTTCTTGATCTTGCCACCCTCGGAAACCTTGCTCATATTAGATGCACGAACTTCTTCCCAGACCTGATCGAAGTTGATGCCCAGAGTCGTGAAAAGTCCCTTGACAACCCAAACCAAATCTGCGCCACCATCTGCAATGTCACCGATGTGCCGACGAAGAAACCCATCGCACAACTCGCGAAACTCTTCATCGATTAGATCAATATATAGTTTGGCTTGATCCTCGTTATTTTCGTTAAGATGTGGAGTTGCGCCAATATACTGATCGGCCGCGGCCATAAACTTTTCAACATCATTCTGATAACTCATATTTTCTTCTTTCTTTAGCGTAAAACTTCCATCTTCATTATCTTGCCATATTACAGTATCACCGGGCTTAAAACCAGCCTCTTCAAAGCCTTCCCATGCAATATAATATTCTTCTGAAATAGGATCATAATTAACTTTGACTGTTTCTGGCATTTCGTGCTTCCTCTAGAATGTTGAACTTAGGTTTCCAGCCCATAGCGAGTAACTTAGAAGTATCGGCATGAGTGATTTCTCTTTCACCAAAAACTTCTTTTATTGGCACATCTCTATAGCCATACGCATTAGCGACATCAATAACAGAAACTGGCTGCCCTGTTCCTATATCTAGGATATCAGAAATTCTAGTGTCTGTCAAGATAATTTTAATTGCAGAAACAACATCTTCAACATGTGTCCAGTCTCGTTTGTGTTCCGTTAGATATTCTACTTTATTATTAAGCATCATATCATAGAACATATCTGGTCTAGAGTCTGGTCCGTAAACTGTATGAAATCTCATACCAACTGAATATTTTGGCGCAAGTTCTTCCATCGCTTTCTTGCTAGTTGCGTATGGATTCTTCCACCATTCGTAAACAGATGAAGACGAAGCATAGACACACCGAAGATTTAGTCTATTACATTCATCGAAAACTTTCTTTGATCCAGTGACATTTACATCCCAATATTCTTCTGGATTTTCCCAACTCTTTCTAACACCAGCAAGGGCTGCTAAGTGAAGAACGGCATAGTAATATTCGGAGATTTTGAAATCTCTAATATCACCTTCATAAGGAATAACTTCAAAGTCTTCGGAAAGAATACGCATTGCATTCCTTCCGATAAATCCCTCATGACCAGTTAGCAATATCCGCATCAATTACTTCCCGACTTTTCGGAGTCAAAATTTTGGCGCGAAAAAAAGGCGACTTGCCGAGATTCAAAGGTGCCTGGTATTTTGGTCAAGGTAGTTTTCTTTCGAACTCATCCCATGCCTTCATGTCATCTAGGGCTTTGATTACATCAGGGAAGTGCTGACCAATAATTTCCCAGCACTGTTCTGCTACGATACGGTGTTCTTTCTGAGTGGCCTTATCCATACGAAGTTGGCAGTAGTGAACCCAACTACGAAGCGACCCTGCCATGATCATCACTGACTCAGTATTACCCTCTGGCAGAACAACTCGCGCCTGTTCCTTGGCGATGCCGCGTTCGATTGCCCACTGATATGCCATGTTAGCAGCATTCAACGCCTGCTTCTGCATAACATTCCACTCTTCTGCGAGACGATTTTCATCGGGAGTTAGTTCGACGGAATTCTGTCGATTCTTTGCATCTTGGAGTCGGGCTTCCCTTGTAACAAATCCAAGATCCTTGGTTGGATCAGCGTAACGCTGACTGAACTCTTGGAATGAGAAAGAACGATGCCGCAAGATTTGACGGGCGATATCTCTGGTTGTTCGGATTTCCATGCTGACATGAACCATCTCCAGTGGTGACCAATGCTGGTTCTGAATAAGATATCGAACCAACTTGGGTGCGGTTGCTGTATTGTTTTGATTTGAAGGATTAGAAACTCTTGCTGCCCATGCAACAAGTTCATTTGCAGTGGTACATTCTGTATAGGCACTCGGCTTGGTAATACCGATTAGATTAACTTCACTCATTATTCGCTGTCCAGTTCGTATAGTCTAACAAATTCTTTCCGCATACTTTCTGTCTGTGTAAGTAACTTCATCAAGTTTGCATGATCTTCTATAGGTGTATCATCTATTTCTTTTGCTAATGCTCTGCATTTAATATCAAATTCCTCTTCACTCATAATGTTTCCTTGTTATCTAACTTTAGGTTGGATAGGACAATCGAAGCTAGGACATACATATCCCATCACCCCTTCCCATACCATATTACATTTCGGGCAAGTTACCTTAGCTTGACCGCTTGGTGTAGGCGCATACGGTTGAAGCGGTGCATTCTTTGCGGCTAGGTATCCATCAAAGTAACCACGCTGGTAGTCATCCGATTGGCTCATATAAAATCCTCTAACGTGCCAGATGTTAGTTGTAGATGATATGGTTTCTTTCGGCGAATCATATTCTCTACCATGTTTCTTGTGCCACGAGACTCACCGTCCCAAATAATGACTGCGGCATCTGCATATTCTGCCATAGCACGATTGCGCTGTGGTCCAGCAGAGTTTCCATGACGCATCCAATCTGCTGGCATTTCTTTAATAGGAATGTTGTTTGCTCTTGCCCACTGTTCACCCATACGATCAATACCAGTAGCACAGCCAGAAACAACTTCTGTTACTTCATAACCACATCGTTTCATTGCTTGAACCACTAAAGAATAATCTTCAATCGAACGACTACCTGCAATAATTACTTTCATTCAACTTCAAACTCCTTGACACTCTGGAACTGTGCCTTGCTTACAAAACCCACACCCAATAGATGATCTACCCGATTAGACGCATCGGCATATTCAATATAGGTGCCATCATCGAACCACCACCAGCGGTCCAAACCTAAGAACCAACGAGGCTCTCGGCGATATTCTACTAACCACTTACCGTCTGTGCGGTGAATACGCAACTTAGTAATACGAATATGGTCAAATTCAACACCATATTCATTAGCGACTAATTCGCTCATATCTTTCTCCACATGGCGTATTTCGCCTTCGCTGATAGACCTTGAAAAGTATTAAGATTTATAATACTATGGATTTCCTCAGAAGTCAACCCATTCTCAATCATTTCATTAATATCTTTACCGGGAACGCTGTCTGGCCAGATGACCATCTTGTAACCCATCTCTATATACTTATTCATCAATTTACCGACTTCTCGGTTTTTTGGTTGATTATCGAAAATAATTGTTACTTTTTCTTTTGGGACTGGGAGTTGATCGATCTTTCCGAACGATGTTCCTGCACAAGCAATAGCATTATCCAGAAAAAGGGAATCAAGTGGTCCTTCCACGACAAGGATTTCTTTCTCTGGATCAACTTGGTCAAGACCAAAAATAGAAGGCGCATCGTCGTCTACCTTTACTAGGATATACCTAAGAGACTCGCCGCGCATCCCACGAAGGCTGACGCAAAGCAACTTCCCACTACCATCAATAAAAGGAATCGCGAGACGGGGTTCCGAAGTGATAATGGACTCTTTGTATTTTGGAGAAAGTGATACGATATTCTTAATATTGTCAATATAATAAAGGCGAGAGAAACTAGACACAGGTAGAAGGCGAGATTTAGCATATTGAACAGCCTCATTATCATCGGGAAGAGTATCAAGACGATCCATGATACTATCTAACAACTTCGGTTCAGGTTTCTTTTCAAACTTCGGCTCAGAGAAGTCTATAACTTCTTCGATCTTTCGGTGCGCCTTAGCAGGGCCAATGTTTGCGGTATCAGCATACCGCTGAACCACATACTGCTTATACTGATTGTCATCAAACTGCTTGAGAAAGGTACCAAACTGCATCGATACACCGCAGTTGTGGCACTTGTAGTTTAGATTGTTTTTAGCCAAAAAGAAATACCCGCGTGACTTCTTCTTGTTACGCGAGGAGTCACCGCAGATGGGACACCTGCAGTTCCAAAGATCAGTTGATTTTTTCTTAAAGTTCTCAAGCCGATACGAGATGGTATGAAGGAACTGAATGTCAATATATGCGCTCATGAATTGACTATACACCCAAAACGGGTGTAAGTCAACCCGTTTATCCAATAAATTTCATGAATAGTGGTAGAATTTTAGTAACGATTGCACCAACTACGATACCACCACCTACAAATAGATACTTGGCTTTTTCGAGTTTGTCAATACGTTCTTTACTTTTTTCTTCTTCTTTCTCAATTGATTTTTTTAGATCGGTAATAGCGGAAAGAAGTTTATCTTCTGTATTCTGAATTTTAGTTTCAAGTTCTCGGGTTGTAGTTGTAATACGCGAATGCAACTCGGCGTTGCTGGCCTTAGTCTCTTGTCTATGCACCTCTAAACTCTGGTAAATATCTTCGTTTACTGTTTCTTGCGCCTCAAGTTTAGTGTCGTGTACCGCCAACATTTTATTGATACAGTTAGAAACGTCACCGATCTTTTCAATCGCCAAATCAAGACGACCGAACACAACCTGCACTTGTTTCAGGTCATGTTCCAGAACGGCGACTTTTGTTTCTAACGTATTCATTTACTTAGCCTTTTTGCGGCCGCGAGTTTTCTTTACAACTTCTTTTACTTCTTCGATCTTTGCTTCTGCTTTATCAACAGCGGCAGTTACCTCTGCGATATCAATCTTACCATCTTTATTAGCATCAACGAAACCGAAGAGTTTCTTTAAAGCATCTTTGATTTGATTAAGCATATTTATTATCCCCAGTTTGCAAATTGTTTAGTTTTCTTGATACGATCTTCTAGACCGTGCGTGCCACCATTTACTCGGCGAGTGATCTGCCCGATCACGGCATCGGTTACACCCTTATCTGCAATAGCAAACAGACCGTTCTTATTGAAGAACCATAGAGCGGATTCAAAGGCAAGTTCGGTTGCAACGATATCAGGATTTGTTAGAACATCTGGACGACCGATTGACTGTGCGAATGCAGTGTAGTTGTCCTTGCCTGTTAACTGAATTGGTCCACGACCACGGAATTTCCATCCGTCACCCGACGATTCTGGTCCGTTGCCCATACGGTTTGCGTAAACCTTGTTCGCAATCTTTTCAGGCTTACGAGCATATGGTTGTGCTGCGGCAACTGTTGGGAAATACTTTTTGAAAATCTTATTCAGACCGTCGGCCGAGTAGTTTAGATTTTCAGAGAATACCTTGAAGTTACCCGACTCGTGGGCGCATTGGCCAAAGAAATGTGCGGCTTGTGCAGTCGAAAGTTTGAAGTGATCTCTTGCGGCCTTGAATGTTCCTGGACCCCACTTACCATCAGCGGCAACGCCGCACTTTGCTTGAAGTGATGCCATTGGTCCAAGCCCTGATGGATTTGGAGCAGGAGCCGTCTTAGCAACTTGCACCGCTGCTTCTACAACTGGTGCACCTGCTTCCTTGGTTGTGCTTGGATCGAAGTCCTTGACTGGAGTATAAGATGTGCCACCTGCCTTAGACTTAGTAGCAATCAGACGTTGGCGACGATTGTCACCTTCCTTCTTGATCGATGCGTGAACCCAACCAGAGTTCTTGTCACCCTTGGTATAAAACTCAAGAATAACTTGGTCAAACTCTAGATTGTCAGCGACCCAGTCAGCAACAGTCTTGTTGTCAACACCCTTAACTTCGAAGTCGATTGCTTGTCCATTAACATGCTGTGATGTCTTCGAACCACCAACGGCCTGATTGACGCGAGGTGAACGATACGAAGAGTTGATTGTAACTGGACCAAATTTAGCACGAACCTTTTCGAGAATCATTTCACAGCAATAGCGCATGTTCTCAATATGCTCAGGAGTTGGAGTGTTGGACAATCCAAGTTTCTTAGCAGTCGGAGATACTGTCATCTCCTCAAGCGTGAAGTGTTCTGTCAACTGTGTCATTAGAATGGTCCCCAATCATCATCGGAATCCTTATACTTATTCAGTAGTTCGAGTTCCTTTTCTTCATTTTCAATTTCAAGTGAACGTGCCTTGGCAGTTTCAGTTCTTGCTTCTGCAAGGTGCTTATAGTCTGTCTTGCCAAGTTCTTGAACCTTTACATTAGGATCAAACTCGGCAGTCTTCATGCCCATCATAGTAGCGAATGCACCTACGAATGCGCCAACGATAGTCGAGAATGCTGGACCAATGATCTTGAAGATTTCATTGTTGTCGATAAGATCATTTGGCATGAACATGCCGATAAGGAAGATGAATACCACAGCCAACATGATTGTGCCAAGAATAGTAGCAGCCATCTTCATGATGGTAAGTTGGAGTTTACCCTTTTCGATTTCTAGTTCTTCTAGGGTGTCAATCTCTTTGCTTACCGAAAAGAAGTTTAACAAATTCATTTCGCATTCCTTCTAAACATTTTATTTTTCTTTTTATAGTTCTTTTGCGTCTTCTTTGAAACGCCAGGTTCTGCCTGATTTGGAATAGTTGGATGAGGAATACCAATACCAGCCACTGCACCACCGCCAACGCCCATCTCTTCGACAAACTGCTTGAACGATAGCGTCTTGTTCTCTAGTTCTTCTGCAAGAGCAATTGCTTCTGGATCTTCGTGTGCCATGTAGTATAGTTCCTCTAAAATATCATCGTCATATTCTACGCCTTCTTTGACGAGGGCAACAGCAGCGGCAAACGAAAGAAAATTCTTACTTTCAATTGGCACCTTATTGATAATACGCTTCAAGCGAAATACCAAACGATGTAGATAAGTGTATGCCGACATCTCTGGCTCAGTATTGAGTTGTGAGATAGGCTTAATTTCTTTGCCAGTCTTATCGATAATACCTAAGCGATATGCATCCGTCCTTTCAAACGGAGTAGTCAGCATCCATAAGATGCGAAACGCTAATGCATTATCAATAAACTTAGACATCTATATTCCTTAGTGCCGTGGCTATTCTTATATCTAAAGGTATTTCTGGTATATCATCCATAGTCATTCTATTTAGATAGACAAGAAATGTCTTTAGATAACTCCAATACTTCTTTTCTACTTTATACAAAAGCATCAAGGAAGTATTTTCACCGAACACATTATATAAAACAATCAAATGATTGAGTATTAATCTTTCACTCAAAACATCTGTTGTTTCATACCGACGAAATAGTCTTTTGATATATTTAAATCTTTTCAAATCTTCTTCGAGGTCTGACATGCCGAGGCAACCTCGATTGTCATAACTCTTAATAGCAAAGATCAAAAAATTGTCATCATTAAGTTCAAACATATTATGATACTGTCGCCGTTCCCCCAATGAAATACCAAGAGGTACCCATGAACATTAATGTAGCAGTATGGCCAGCCTGAGAGAAAGCAATACTCGAATGACCAATATTAGAGGTGATCGATAGAGTTTTATTACCAGTATTTGAAACCATAATGATGGTCTTAATCTGACCATCTACTCCGTCTACAATAGTTAAGGTACCATTGTTATCAGGAGAAGTGATCTTAGATACAGACGTTGTGATATCGATGGCACTCCCGGGTGCCGAAATGGTCTGAGGAGTGCCACCAAGTGTCAGCGTCTTTTCTAATGTAACGGGAACAGGAATGCCCCCAAACAGATTAGCAATGCTTAGTTTATGATCATATGGACTTGTATTTGGCTTCACTAGATACAACCAGTCGCCCGAGGCAATCTCGGACGCTGGCTGCATGGCTGTCACTTTGCTATCTGCCATTTAAATTACCTTAGTCTTCTGGGAATTCGTCGTCGTCAACATTAGCAGTGGCAACTGCGGTACCTGTACCTGTGCCAGCGCCTGTTGCCGTAAAGACTGTGCCAACGTTGTTGTTTGCAGCACCGACTAGAGTGAAGTCGGTAGTTCCCGCAGTAAGGATCTTGTATTCAGTACCATTTACTAGTGCAGTTGCAACAACACCAACGCCTGCTTCATATTCAGCATCGGTGAATGCATCTGCCATAGCAACAAGTGTTTGATATTTCTTGCGGCTACCTACTGTTTGAACGTGAACCCAACCTGGTTGTGCAATACCTGGAGTTGCTGCACATTCTGCTTCATCTACCATGTAGATATCTGCTGGATCTAGACCAGTAACTACTGGCTTCTTTGTCTTTGACCATGCGGACATTAATTGTCTCCCTTTTTATAGTTTTGATCTACGAAATTAAAAAATTCTTTACGCTTTTCTTCATCAAGTTCCGAGGGAGACTTGATTCCGTATTGTTCAAGTGCTGCATTAAATGTAGTCTTGTATGATTCATTCATCTGCTTGATGGCTGCAATATCTGCCATTGCTTCTGTGCGGCGAGATTCCTTCGCAAGAAGTTTACGACTGGCGCGAACACCACCAACAACTCTATTAGTATACTTTCTCATACTATCTTTATCGTTAGTGTTTGCAACTACTGTTCCTGAAGGAACCTTTTTCTTATCTAGATAAGATTTTAATGTGTCCTTCGAAAGTTCGTCGATCTGTTCAACTTCTTCCGTTGCATGAACCTTTGTCTTGTATCCATAATACTTATTGTATGCGCTTTTTAGGCCCTTCTCGCGGTTAGTGCGCTTTCTAAGTGCATCTTTACCATGAGGCTGATTGCCGCGAGTTTGCTTTTCTGCCTTGGCGGAATAAGACTTTAGAGTTGTCTTCGAGATTTCATCAATCTGTTCGACTTCTTCGTTAGCAGGAACACAGTTAGGAACTTCTTTGCCGTTTTTCTTCTTCATGCCTACCATCTCGTAGCCCTTCCAGCAAGGATCTTTACCCTTCATTTCTTTGTTCTCGCCCTCTTCTACAGTTTCAACTTCTTCTGTAGTGTAGTGCTTGGCACCGGTGCGGGCTTTATTGAAGATACTATCATCACCTAGAACAATGAACATCATGGCGTTTAAGAAGTTTGCCATTACATCACGCTCGGCGCCGACAAGTGGATAACCACCCTGAACTTTAGCAATACCTTTACGGAGCAAAGGTAGTGTGTTGGCTGGCATTAGACCTGCACGAACAAGTTGCTGTAGACGCATATCTAAATCAACAGATTCAGAAAGTAGCGTATCTTTAATTGTTTGTTCTAGTGACATTGTTATCTCCTATCCTCTATATTTATTACTTAGAGGATGCACGGATCATCCAACCGTGCTTTGCGTGAACGTCTAATCTCTCTTCTAAAAGATTTACTAGACCTCTATTGTTTTCGGCTTCTGCTAATTTATGGGCTGAATTCAATGCTTCTATTACAGAACCGTTAGCATCCATAAGATCAGCCAGCATACCAGAAACATCTAAACCGTAGATATTAGATTCTTTTACAGTAGTCATAGATGATAACTCTGACATATTGTATGGAGCATAATCATCTAACGCTCTGATTTCTTCTGCGATAGTATCTACAGCGGCAAAAAGTTCTTCGTATATGCCAGAAAAGAATGAATGAAATTGAGAGAAGTCTTTACCCTCTACATTCCAGTGGTGTCCATGCGCTTTGAAATACATTGCATATGTATTGGCGAGAACTATTTTCAAAGAGGTCTTCAATTCATCCATTTTATTTCTTCTTTGATCTTGCATTAACTACGCGGGCTTGGTCACGCTTTCTTTCGCTTTGTTGTAGGCGAATTGAAAGTCTTGATACCATAGGTGCCATACGCTTTACTTGTGCTTCGATACGAGCCTTCTCTGCGGCTGATACCGACGATGGATCGCGGTTACGAAGAATGCGCTTGTAAACCATACGACGAGCGGCACGGATAGAACGAGCCTTGATGCGATCGGGTGTAGCAATACGCTTTAGAGCCATGTTCTTCGCAAGATTGCGGCGTGTCTTGTTACGCATTGCAGCAAACTTTTTCTTTAGACGACCCTGAGGAGTGATTGCTTCGTCTAGGTCTTCTGCTTCATCCTCGTCTTCATCCTCTCCTTCATCTTCGTAATACTTACTTAGGTCTTGCCATGAAGAGTTTTCGATTTCGTTTGTAACATCTGCTTCGATTGCGGCTTCATCCCACTCATTTACCTCATTATCACCATTCATATCACCGAGCATTGGTTCAGGTGATAGTTGCGATGGGTGAGGATAATTTGCAGGGGAAATGTTGCAAGTGCAAGGTGCTTCTGGTTGACCCATTTCAGTCTCTTCGGAAATGGCTCTCATAAAGTCCGCATGTGATTTGTGCGCTCTCTTTACGAGACTTTCTTTTTCGATTGAAGACTTCAATGAATGATAGCGATCATTGAACTTCTCTACGTGGTTAGGTGCCACGTGGTGTTCTGAACCATCATGGAACTTAACCTTGGCACCAATAGATGATGCTTTGCGAAGTTGCATTACGAGATGCTTGGGTGCCTCTGCGGCTTGGGCTTTCTCGGCTGCCTTTTTCTTTGCTACTTCTTTCTTCGCCTTTGCGATTGATTTCGGATCGGCAAGTCTCTTTTGTAGTTTAGCAGCGAATTGAGAACGCTTCTTGGCCCCAAGAGCCGAGATTTCGTGCAGGTCTTCTTCATGAATTGCATTACCAGAAAATGGATCCATCATTGGAATTTGATCAGCGGCTAGACCCTCTTGCCCAGGTGTCATAGCAGCAAACTTCTTGCGTAGTTCTGGACGACCCCATTCGTTGTCTGTACCTAAAACTTCGTCAAGTTGTGTTTCTTCTGTGCGGCAGTTCCAACGGCGTAGTGACATAGCCTTACGAGTTGGTCTACCCTTTTCGTCCTTCATAGGACCCTTCATGCCACCCATGCGGGCGCAGAATGATTTGCGGCGTTTTGCAGCCTCACCATTTGGATCTAACTTGCTAGGAGGTGTAGTAACGGCCGTCTTGACGCCCATGGCCTTAGCACCCTTACGAGTTAGTCCAGCGCCGTCTTCTGTCTTGCGATAGTAACCTTTACCATCTGCACCACGTTCCATCAGTTCTTCTGCTTCTTCTGGAAGAATTGAAGACTTAGTTACCTTCGATTTGAATACCTTGTGGTCAACACCAACTCTCTTTGCAGCAACCTTGTGTGCATGGGCGGTGTTCTGGGCCTTAACGTGGACTGAGCCAGCCTCTACTTGCTTACCGACATGTTGCTTAGGAAACTCTACCTTCCACATGCCGTATGCTTCTTCAACCTTGTTAGATACTTCTAACTTCTTGGCATTCAATGGTTTCTTGGCTTCTGCTTCTGTTGCAGCCTTATATGCCTTATCCATGTCCTGATCTTTATCGCTCTCTTGTGGCTTTAGACCTGGATTTGGATGATATCCGTAATCGCCTTCTTCTGGGAATCCTTCACGAGGATAGTAATCGTTTTCTTCTTTGACATGACGACCCATGCCGCTCGAATAGGTATTCAGTTCATAAGGATGTGTGCCACCCTTGTTGAATACTTGAACGTGGATCATGTGCTTCTTGCCGCTAGTATGTGTAGCGGGAATGTTTACAGAAGTGGTATTACCTTCGCTTGGCTTCTTTGAGCCAACACCAACGTGTTGAAATCTATCATCGTCACTTACATGGAGACCCGACTTTTCGTGGTGCGAAAGTGCATGATTGATTGCATCTGTATACGACTTGTGATACAGTGTGTAATCAGACCCACGCTTTTCAGCAAGTCTCGCCTTTGCTTTTTCAATAATATTAGCCATTAAAAGTATCTCCAGAAGATAAATCGTTTGCTATATTTATAAGATTTACGACTTTGGTCCAGAGACTGCAACGGTTGTTTCTGTTACTTCTAAGTTGTTCTTGATTGGCTTCAAGTCTTTAGGTGGTTGCATAAGAATAGCAGGCGGTTCAGGCATATATGCTTGGGGAACAAGACGAGTCTTGCCAGCGCAACCAGTGAGTGCTAGTGCAATCAAACCAATAGTAAATACTCTCATCACTTCTTCTCCTTGGGCGCTTTAAGATTTGCGGCCTCAATCGCTGCTTTATTCTGTGTGATCCAACTTTGCAGGCTGATTAGTTGTTGCTTGTTTTCATGGCATACTCTATAGTTGGAAAGAACAACCGCAAGTGCAGCATTGTCCATAATGCCAGATGGTGCTTTATCTGAGGCTAGTTGTGCATCTGGATCTGCCAGTTTTGCGGCAGCGTCATGAAGTTCAACCCAGCCAGTCGATAGTTGATTTTCACCTTCGCCCAGATTTACAAGACGATCACGATATATGGTTTCTTTATCATGAATGGTGTTCACTCTATCGACATATTCAACAGTGACATTATCAGAAATACGAGCGTTTTCTGTTTTTAGTTCCGAGATTTGCTTCTCTGCTTTTGCTTGATAGTTGGCAAGTTCCACTTCGGCATGGGCAGAGCCTTTCATATAGCCCCAGCCAGCGGCACCTAACACAAGAAAAATAATAGCGAAAATCTTAACGGGAAGTGGAATCATACCGAACATATCTTAATCCTTAATCTTCTTTGGTAGGTGCCCTTGGTGCAAACTTTTCTGCACCTGTGATACCTAAACCAGCAATGACAATATACATCATGTTGTTATACATAAACTCTTCAACAGTCAACCCCCAGCCTAGATTGGCAACGAATGCGCCACAAACTAGAAGGGTTGCAAGAATGGTAACTAAACGCTTTGAAGATGGAGAGCCTGCGCTGTCTTCCATCATCTGTTTTAAATAAGATAGAACTTTACCCATGAAATACCTCCTTAGTATCCGCTGCTCCACTGGCTAAACTCGTTGTCCTTGATTAGAACAACATCGAAAATGGCCGTGGCTCGAATATTGTTTGTGTTTGCGTAAGCCCTCACATCAATATCACTCTTCTCTGGCAGTTCGAGAGGAATAGGAAAATCATACTGATAACCATTTGGCGAAACTTCTGCTTGGTGACCAATACGGAATGCACCAACGCCGCCGTATCGAACATACATGCCGAGTGTCATGTCCGAGTTTGCTTTGACGGTGGAATCACCCTTGAAAATATAACCTTTATATCCAGCGGGGACAGTGTAAACTGCCATTAGCGTCTGTGCCTTACCCGCTTGGATTCTAGCAACTGTTGTTGAGCCGAGTTGAATATTAATCTGTCCCACATTCGAATCACTGCCATCAAAGAATGCTCTATAAACTCTACTGAATACTTGAGTACCAGTATTATTGTTTTGAACATCAAGATTGATTGTCTCGGAAACAACATTAAAGTTAGCATCCAGACCAGTGATGGTTACTGTATGTCCAATATCGGAAGTGCTGGCAAGATCAACATTCAATACACCAGGAGTTGCGAATGCTGACCAGGGATATATAGTGTCGGGAACATCCCAGATAGTAGCGTTGACAGAAGTGGAAATCTGAGGAGTCGCACCAAACTTATGGATTATGGACGCGCCTCTTACTTTACCTCTTGCCAGATTTAATCCGGGCCAGTCTTGCCAAATAAAGTTAGCCATTTAGTGTTCCTACAAACTGTGTAAATGATAGTGTCTCGTGGAGTCCCATGCCATGGCGAACATCTTTATAGAGTTCGTGCTTATGCTTAGTTGACATAGCACTTGGAGCCATAGCATGAAATGCTTTTTCATTACCAGAAGCGGCATGTTGACGCATCTTGGTACCAGAAGCACCAGCAACACCAGTATCGGCGTCTGATCGTTCTTTACCAACTGTGTGAATAGTAATCTTCTTGAACTTGTAATGTCCGTGACGACCCTCTACACCATTATACTTATGCGTCAATGCATGAAACTCATGGGCGCGGTCTGAGCCAACGTGTAAATGAAGATGAGTTACGCCTTGGCTGTGAAGTCTTGACAGTTGGTGCAGAAGTGTTGGATGCTCTTTATCTAGTAGACGAACATTCGCACCAGGAAATGCTCTCTTGGCATGCTTCAACTTTTGTTCTGGTGTCAGAGGATTCTTCTTAGCATCATGTGTACCAGTCAGAACGATTGTATGGCCGTGTGAACCAGCCGCTTTACGAACTTGATTGACAACGGCTTCGTGACCGACTGTGATAGGGTTCATACGACCCTGAGTAATGTGATGATGAACTTCGGTCATTTCTTTCCTCTGCTTGCTCTTAGTATGGCGCTACGTTCACGATTGGCTTTCGAGAAGCCTTCGCGGTCAACAACCTTTAGGCCGTGGGCAACATAGCCTTCACCGCCAGCGGGAGCACCATTGATATGTGTAGTAAAGCCACCGCCACCCGCTTTGTCTAATCCTCTAGCAAGATGATTAGTTGCTTGTTGAAGGTGATGATGGATTTGGAATGATCTTTGAAATTCTTTTTTGTGTTTGTCTACTTGTGCCAATTGAGCATTCATAGTGGCAGTCTTGCGCTCTTTGGCAGCAGGAGTCTTAACAGCATCTACTAGTTTTTGGTGTGCGGCTTCAAGATGCTTTCTATAACCCTCAACTGAAGGCTTTTCACCGCTTGAAACTGTTCTATTGATATATGTTCTTAGATGAGTTTCATGTCCAGATAAGTGACCATATGTGTGTCCCTTCATTAGTTTTTCAGCGGCATTTAGATGTTCATCCGCTTGCGCTTTAACAGAAGGATGAAGTTTGCGCTCTTCTGGTGATACTAGATGCTGTACCATATGGACATCAGGGTGAGATTGAAAGTGCGACATGTCCGTAATAGGATGTGCAACTCTTTCAGGGCCCTTTAGTTCGGTGTGAATAGTGGCACTAACCTTAGACTGCTTTAACTTCTTCGCTTCTTCGCTACCAGCGGCTGCACGATATTCAATGGTGTTAGGCGTATGGGAAATGTGTGTGTTATATTCCGATCTACCATGAGGTTCACTCATATAACCACCCTGATACTCACCGGGCTTTTTAGGAAGAACCTTACCCAAGTGAGCATGAAGTGCTTTTAGTGGACCAACAAGATATGGTTTATGACCATGCTGCTTTTCAATATCAGCAGCCGAATAGTTGTAGTGAGAACCTGCGCCCTTATACTTTACACCAATCTTACCTTCTGGTGTGCGAATGGCATGAAAAGACATTCTATCATCGATCTTACGAGTGATAGGTGTTTTCCCATGAGCAACACCACGCAGAGTTTCCAATGCGTGGTGCGCGGCTTCTTGACTATCAAATGATCTATCAGAGGGATGCTCAATATGAGCAATACCACCTGTGTGGGTAGCCTCTGTGATGAATTGTGTAAAGGATAACATAGGGTTCCATCTCTATAAAGTACCCTATATTTATAACATTATGGCAGTATAGCCTTCAAATCTTCTTCAACATCTACCTGAGTGAGGTCGATTGGAGGAAAATCAATTGCTCCATTTAGATTGATTTGAAACATTTCTGAATTGGTAGGAGCATCTGCAAAGTAGACTTCAAAGCCAGCAACTGTCTCTCGCATTACCGCATCACCACCTTCAAACATATGGGCTACTTTATCAAGTTCTTCGTTGATCATCTCAAATGTTGGTTCACCACGAAAATACTTAACGATATATTCTTTGGCGCCGACAGTCTTCCACAAAGGAAGATCAGCACTACCAACATTCATCCATACGAATGACGATACAACTAATTTCAATTCAAGGTCCATATTGTTTCCTATAATCTGGCGCGCCGGGCAGGGCTCGAACCTGCAACCCCAAGTTTAGAAGACTCGTATTCTATCCAGTTGAACTACCGGCGCATTTGTATTTTATACTACATTTATAACGATTAGTCAAGTCAAAAATCAAACTTTGAAAAATCTCTTCGTTGACCAATAGTGGTATTTTCAAAGACAGGAACATCGTCTTGACCTGAGTCCATGATACCATCTTGTGCAGAATCTTCTAGATCAAACAGTTTCATCTTACCGCGGTCGATGCCAACCATGAAACGCTTGTTCATCGCAGGATCATTGTAGCGGTTCTTCAACTGCTTTACCATCAACTGGCTCATCTTCTCAAGTTCTTCTGTAGAGATAAGAGCAAACATCAAGTCAGCCGTCGCTGGCAGACCGAAAGATTCAGAAGTGTCCGTCAATTCAACATCGGAGTTAGCATAACCAGAACGAGTTGTCTGTGTGGCTGAAACGATTGGAAGATCAAACTCTACAGCCAGACCACGAAGTTCTTCTGCAATACCCTTGATGACTGTGTAAGAGTTAGCACCAGACGATGCTTTGTATCGACTGGAGGCACAGATATTCAGATAGTCAATGAAGATAACATCTGGCTTAAAGTTTCGCTTGAGTTGGAGTTCGTTCAACAGAGCCTTAAAGTGACCAACGTGAGCACTGGCAGTTGGATATTCTTTGACGATCAAACGACCCTCAGTCTTGGTTCTGATCTTGGCAATACGCTGATCAAACATAGACTTGGACAGGTCTTTGAGTTCTTGGATGTTGACGTTCATCAAGTTGGCGTCAATGCGTTCTGCAATACGTTCTTCTGCCATTTCGAGGGTGATATAGAGAACGTTCTTGTTCATACCGAGGGCACCAGCTGCCATGTGGCACATGAACAGCGACTTACCAACACCAGTACCAGCAAGAGCAATGTTCAACGTCTTATTCGGCAGACCACCATTGGTGATCTTGTTGAACATTTCAAGATCAAATGGCAACTTGGTTTCATCGCGGTGATAGAAGTCATAGCGGCTATCGGCATTGTCAAGGTAATCGTGACCTACGTTGTTGTCAAAGCCAACTGACAGGGCATCTTGAAGAATGGAAGGAATACCATCTTGCGAATGGACCTTGTCAACACCATCAATGATCTGGATAGATTGCATGATAGCATTATAGACGGCTCGGTCTTTACAAAACTTTTCGGTCTGATCTAGAAGCCACTTTTCATTGGCATCAACTTCATCATCAAGTGCAGTTAGTTTCTCGACCACATGTTGGTATTCTTTTTCATTTACATTGCGGTCATTTTGCAATGCAATATTGATTGCATCAATTGTGGGCAGAGAGTTATACTTACCAACAAAGTCATTGATATACCGATAGATCAACTTCTCGGCATTGTCCGTAAAATATTCATCTTTAATGAATGGGATTACCTTACGAAGGTAATTCTCATCCGAAATCAACTTACTTAGAATGATTGTTTCAATCTTCTTCTGCACCAACTACATCCTCTAGTTCGAAATATTCTTCGTATTCATAAGCAACCTTCATGCAACAGTCTTCGCATACCCACTGTTCAAATGGTATGCCATGTTCTGAACCATGAAGACAGATTGCGGCATCTCTCTTAGGATTAAGGCCGCAACCGCAGTGTTCACAGGTCTTCGTATGCCTCTGAAATATCTTCGTCAGGAATTTCCACATTGTCACCCTCCATCATTTGTCCACCAGCCATACGATAACGCTTTTCGATCCATTCGCCGAAAGTCGGATCGGTAAGAATTGGCATCCAGAATTCCTTAGTGTAAGTATCATTCAAACGATACTTCTTTTCTTCATTCGCATTCTGATACCAGCCATTCGATGGCTTGATTACGTGGCCACTTTCAAGAGCAATATCAAGAAGACCAGACCACTTACTGATACCACCTTCGAAAGTAACTTCAATAGGAATCTTTGACTTCTCTCGGACGTAACGAGACTTTTCAACGTTGATGATAAAGTTGTAACCGACAATTTCAGTTCCTTGTTTCTCTTGCTGGCGACCAATGATAAAGATATTGTCAGCCGAGTAATAGATGCCAGTACCACCAGAGACAATCGCCTTCGGGAACATACCGATTTCCATGTAAGTATGATTGACAACTACCATCGGAATATCCTTGATGGTAAGGTGCGGCGTAATCATACGGAACAGGGACTTCATCTGCTTTGCGCGAGTCATATCTGCGACCGACTTGCCGTCTAGGGCGTCATCAACTTCTTTCTTCGAAGCCAAGTTGCCAACGGAGTCAACAATGATCATGACGCGGTCTTTACGTTCCAGTTCATTCAACTGGCTCATAACGTCATGCTTCAACTGTTCAATATCGGTGATAGGTGTATGAACAACCTTGTTTGTATCGATACCAAAGTTCTCGAAATAAGATTGAGGTGCACCAAACTCTGAGTCATAGAACAGAATGATACCGTCATCATACTTCTGCTGGAAACTCTTTGCCAACATCATGGCAAATGCAGTCTTAAAGTGCTTCGATGGACCAGCAAAGACTGTTAGACCAGGGGTCAGACCACCATCAAGACGACCAGACAGAGCCACGTTCAACGCTGGAACAGAAGTCTGAATCAAATCTTTTGTGCTAAACAGTTTGCTATCGGACAGCACGTTGGTTTCTTTGATTGTGCTGTTCTTCTTTAGTTTGTCAAGTAAGGCATTCATGCGAATAAGTCCTCCAATGTTGCTTTTTTCTCAGTAGACCAACCAAGGCCGTCTACAATCATGTTGAGTGGATCAAGAAATGCTTTCTGGAACATCATCTTATAATCTATATACTTGTGAATGTCAAGTTCTTTTGGCATGGTTCCAAGAAAAGCAATGCAATTTTCACGAATAGTATTCGGCTCTTTGAGATAAAGGAACTTAATCTTTTCACCTTCTTGGATCAATTCATACTTCTTATCTAGATTTGCTTTCTTGATTAGGTGGTTATACATCAAGGCACCACGAACATGCATCGGGGTACCCTTTGCATAGATGTCCGACGCGGAAGTATATTTTTCAAGACCATTTACGCCACGAGGAAATGCAATCTCTTCTGGCGACATCTTGTAAAATGCTTCACGGGTGTCTTCAATGAATTTCTGTAGTGTGGTTTCATCGGAAGTCAGGCAGAGTCTGACGGCTTCTTTGAGACTCGTTCTAACCGGCGCTGGCGTAGACGAGCGGACGATTTCAAGACCCATGACTTTGAGTTTTGGATCTTTGTAACGGACCCCTTCGTTGTCATAGACATTAAGTGCATACCGCTTTTTCGCAACCCAGATGCCACGTTCCGCGATTGCTTCGCGTTTGAAGATAATCTTCTTTTGAAATGCATTCGTGTAGTCCGCAAGTCCATCACAACTCTTGTTGATCGCCTCCGTGATTTTCTCTTCGCAGATTTTATCGAGAATACCAATGAGTTTATCGCGGTCCATATCAGGATAAAACTTACGAACAAGAGGCTCCAGGGAAATATAGCAAGAGTCAGTATCACTGTAGAAAGAGTAGTCATGATTCTCGGTACCTACAACCTTGTTTAGATATGCATTCAACGCATTACCAACTTCTTGAATGATATACTGACCAGTCATTGTGATACCTTCGGCTACACGGGCATCATAATAGCGGAAGTATTCATTGCCCATGGCACCGAAGAGAGAGTTCAACTGAATCTTTCTTGCCATCTGGAAGTTATTATATTTAGAGATATCGTTTTTTAGTTTTTCGTTCTTAGTTTCTTCATACTCTCGCTGTGCTGCAATCATCAACTTCTTATAACGCTGACGGTCACCAAAGAACTTCTCTACGATTTCTGGGAATAGACCCTGCTTTGTGCGAGTATAGCAATACCCGTTCGAAGTCATACAGTAATCATTTTCTTTGAGGTCATCAAGATCATAGTTACGATCAAGAAGGCCTCGCACCGTAGTGTCTTTGACATACCCATTGACCATAGTTTCTGGTGACATGTTATACTGCATAATGATTGACGGATACAGCGAGGTGGCGTCAAACGAAACTACCCAGTCATACTTACCAGGCTTTGGTTCTTTGACGAATGCACCTTCGATACCACGACCCTGCTGGTCACGCTTCTGTGGAATATGAATATTCTTGTCATACAGGTGATTGTAAAGAAGGCAATCCCAAGTCCGAACCTGAGAGAAAACGTCATTGTAGTTGCACTTGGCGTCATATGCCATCGTAAGAATGAGTTCGATCAACTTCAACTTACGTTCAAGTTCGTCCACGATTTCAACGTCAACCACGTTGTATTCAACGAACCGCTGCCAGTCTTTGGTATAAAACTCACGGAAAGTTTCATACGAATGTTCCAACTTTTTCTTACCGAGTTCTACGCTGGCAATATGATCCAGTTTATAAGACTCTTGATTGGCGTAAGTGAACTTTTTATATAGATCAAGATAGTCTAGAACCGCAATACCCTTCATTTCATAGGTAAACATTTCGCGACCCATGACGTTCATGTTCTTACGCGCCACTAGACCCCACGGAGAAAACTTCTTCTTCGTGGCATTATCGTCATTGAACAACCGCTCTACTCGGGCGATCAGATATGCAATATCGAAGAGTTCGCAGTTCCAACCTGTGATGATATCAGGATGGTTGTCCGAGTGAAAACGAATATACGTTTCTAGTAGGTCACGTTCATCATCACACTTGACATACAGAAACTTATTACCCTGCGCTCGAAGATTATTAATAATCTCGGAGTTCTTATCATCAAAATCACCACAACCATAGGTAATAATCTGGCGAGAGATTAGATCCTTGACGGTGATAAGGAGAACTTCTTCGATGGGATTATTGATATCTGGAAAGCCGTGTTCGGCTTTCGTTTCAATATCGATAGTCTGTATCTTCAACGCATTCATGTCCCACTGGATTTCACCCGGGAACTTATGCGTGATATACTGATAGCCAAAGTTAGTCTGTCCATAGATGGCAAAGTTATCTACTTCACCATAGGTCTGAATAAACTCTTTGGCATCATTGTTGTTTTCAAATTCAATCGGTTGGAGATTGTCACCATATAGGGACTTGTGGACACTTTCTTCTTTGCTCTTCACATAGAGAACGGGAGAGAAGTCTTCCCGACGAGAAAAGCGCACCCCATTATGAACACCTCG